ATTACAATCTAATATATATATATAGTCTACTGAGATCTACGATTCAGTATATCCTATCTACCAGTATCTCTAATTAGATCGATAGATCGATCTACCAGGGTATAGTAGAAATAGAAGAGATACGGTAGTATAGAGAGATCTAACGTCTCTATTAGTGTAACTAAGAATTGGAGGGATTTAACTATGAATGATATGAATTACGTATCTGGAATCATCAATTCTCCTCTGGTATCTAGAGCATCACGAGTGATGCGATATTCTTCTAGTCGTCTGACTGATCCTGAGAGTCTGGCGATCCATACTCATGAGGTTCTCATGATTGGTATCCTCCTCATCGATAGGATCAAAGAAGTATCTCCTGAAGAAGTTATCAATGAGTCTCTGTACATGTCTAAAGCTCTCGCTCATGATCTCGAAGAGATCAGTACAGGAGATGTTCCTAGACCTCTCAAGTACAGTTCTCAGGAGGTACGTAAATCTCTCCAGGTAATTGCAGATTCTGCAGCTAGAGAACTCTTTACAGAGAACTTCTATGATTCTAAGAGATGGTTGACTCTCTGGAAGACTGCTAAAGAAGGTAAGGAAGGACATCTCCTGAAGCTAGCAGACCTCCTGACTGTCCTCCGTAAGAGTATCTATGAAGTAGATATCCTCAGTAATCTTACAATGTTGGATGTTGTAAAGAATGTAGCCTTTTATTTCAAAGAGATCATGGATAAGCTGGATGAATTCCTCTTCGTATATACTGAGGATACTACGAAGGCATATCTCAGTAAAGTGATCTCCGAGTCGTACAGACTAGCTGTTGAATGCATGGATGCTCATACAACGACATATCCAGTATCGTCAGGTATCCATCAGTATGAGTATGATTAAGGGGGTATCGTCTTGAGTAGAGCTAGATTCATCTTCATTGAACCTCACGGTGATGATGCTTGGTTGTCTGCTAGTACTATCTTAACTAGATCTACGGAGTCACTCATCCTGACGATGAGTGGGAGATCTTCAGCAGGACTCTCTGAGTTCATTCATCTGGGTTCAGAGGATCAAGAGTGTACTAGATTCTACGACTTACCTGAGATAGATCTTTCTCTTCGTCCTAAGATTGATACTCATGTTGTTCATAGAGCTTATAAGTCTAGAGATCATGTTTATATGATGGATCTCTATACTGACGCTGTAGTACATGCACCTGCTGTGGAAGGAGCAGCTCGTATAGCGATAGAACCTCTGAAGGATTTCTTACGTATACTCCAGAAGATTCATTATGACACTGAAGATCTTGGTTATACTCCTATCTATGTACTCCCTGTAGGTTTGGATCACCCTTACCATAAACTCGTATCAGATGAATTCACTTCTATGCTCCCTCTCAATAATATCCTGTATTATGCGGAGAAACCATATACCTCAAAGAGATATATTCGGGAGATCATGGAAGTACATCCTATCACTAGGATTGCAACTTGGAATGTAGATTCTAGGTATGAGAGAGTCTCTGTCCCTGTGGAGAATCCAGAATTCAAAGAGTCTGTCTTCCGTAAAGTATACCCTTCTGAGGTGAGTATGTTGAGATTCAGTTCTGAATCTCTCTTGCACTCTCCTGAAGAATTCTTCTGGAGACCTAAATCTGATGTAGCACGTGTATTGAAGGAGATGAAGATTATATGAATAGAGTGAAGGTGCTCGGTATCCTGCGTCCTGGGAAGACCACCTCCGATATTGATTCTATCGGAGCTATGTCACTCCCTATCAAATCTGCATACATCATGAAGGATAAATTCGGTGTAGACACATCCTTTATGACAGATGCTATCCTAGATGGTCTCCCTACGTACTCATTCGCAGAGTCTCGTACCCTAGCTCCTAAGGTACAGAGAGCTTTTGAGTTGTACAGAGGTGAAAAATTTGATATTCTCCATTTCCATCTTTTCAACTATTCGTATATCCCGTCGATCCTCTCTACTATTACTCCTGAGGATAAGGTAGTCTTAACTCTCCATCTTCCACCTACTTGTGGACGGTCTTATTATCAGGTACAAGATCAGGTTGCTGCTCTAGGTGCTATGAATAATGTGAGATTAATAGGAGTATCCAATACAGGAGTCTCCGATTATATTAGGAGGTCTAATGTACCGATCCGTACTGTTCATAATGGTGTCTCTGTTAATGGAGACCTCTATCTCCCTATCTCTGAGAAGAGCAATTACGTTACGATCATTGGACGTATGGAGATCTCTAAGAATATCCTAGCTGGTCTGAATTATTGTATCTCTCGTAACATCCCTGTACATTATATAGGGACTAGACCACAGGTGCAGTCTGAGGAGAGTCAGAACTATGCGGAAGAGTGTCTGGAAGTGATCCGTAGTCGTCCTGACCTAATCATACATCATGAGAAGCTCTCTAATCGAGAGGTTTATCAGATCCTACGGAGAGCACAGTTCAATCTTTCACTCTCAACACTAGAGAGTTTTGGGATGAGTCTCGTGGAGTCTTGTATGGTAGGTACTCCTAATATGTATCTTGAGATCCCAGGAGTTCAAGATACGATGGTACCAGGTCTCACTGGGTATCCTATCGATAAAGATCGTATTTATCGTAAACAGTGGGTAAAACGTTACGATGTCATGGATGATGCGTTGTTGAAGATCAGGGAGATGACGGACGAAGATTCTGAGTGCATGAGGAATCATGCTGAGAAGCATTTCTCTCTGACTAAATGTGCTAATGACTATGTATCTGTTTACTTGGATCTAATGAGTAAGAAAGGAGTGTGCTAAGATGTCTCTAATCGAGAAGTCGAGAGATATGGAGAAACGTTATGAAGGTGGTATTGATACATGGGGTAACAGGGAGCGTAGATTGTATCAATCCATCTTTAAGAAAGCAGTTGAGCTCGTTAAGATGGAGCTTCCTGTTCCTGGAGAGTATAATTGGTTTGATGTAGGTTGTGGTGGAGGTAATATCTGGGATACTGTTCTCGAGAACTCAGATCTTAATGCTATCTTCACTGTCTCCGGTTGTGATATTGTCCCCAAGGCTGTAGAAGATCTAATTGAGCGGTACCCGAAGACAGTCCGGAAAGATGTATTTGTTTGTGACCTTGAAGAAGAGTATAGTTCAGGTGCTGTATCTGAGTTAGATCTTGCTCTTAATGAATCTGATGTTGTCTCTTTCGTAGATGTTCTCTACTATCTAGGTGAGAAAAGAGATTATAGGGAAACGTTAGATGAGATCTGGGAGATGATTCCACCTGGATGTATCGTAGTGTGTGCAGATTCTCTCATCCCGTATCAGAGACGTTCTTATTTTAAGAAGAAGTCTGACTGTATTCTCCTCCATTCTTACACGGATTACACGGAACCTGTGTCTGAGGAAGTTAATCCTACAGGTCGTAAATGGCATCGTTATCTAAAAGTTATGATCTATAAGAAAGGTGAGTTGACATGTCCTACCGTATAGGTTATTATACTACAGCTAGTCCTCTCTACGGAGCTAAATTAGCTTTCTGGAGACATCATGATGCTATCTTTAATAAACTGTGTCAGGAGTCTGATGTAGAGCTCCATGTAATTCTCCCTGTATATGGTGGATCTAAGTTCATGTCACGTCTCTATGCAGGGGATAGATCTGTACTATATCCTACACTGAAGACTATGAATCTCGTATTCCATCAAGGTACGAGAGAAGAGTTACGAGAAGTCTGGGGATCCATCGATGCTCTTTATCTAGACGATGTTCATACATTCAGTGATATAGAGTACGAAGGAGTCCTCCCATATAAAGCAGAAGAGTTAGAGTCTATGATGATGGAGATCCTCGAGATCTCAATAAGGAGGAAGATCCCGATACTTCTCAGTGATACAGACGGATTCTGTACAGATATCTTAGAGGATGCCCCAGCTTTCATGATCAAGATCTATGATAAACTCCTCGGATATACTAATTGGAAGTTGACATCACCTTTTCTGAATCCTAAGGTATCTCCCTGTAATGTTGAGGTCGTCCCATTTGAAGTAGATCCATCCCTACTAAATCATGATCTAAAATCTTTACATACTAGGACATATTTCTGTAGGATGGTTAAGAATTTCTACTACAATGAGTATTATTTACCAATACTCAATCAGATGACTAACCTTGGTCATGTTCTAGTAAACGGAAGTGGTTGGAATCCCTATAAATCACAGTATCCCTCTATAGAGTTCAAAGTAGGTATTCCAATGACTCCTGATTCTGTTACTTCTATCTACAATGATAGTATCGTATCTATGGTAGGTAGAAATCAGAAGCATATAGAATGGGGAACTGAGATCTATCTCTATAGGTGGAAGGAGTACCTCACAGCAGGTACATTGATAGTACCAGAGAATCTTAAGACTTATACAGACCTACTCCCTGTTGGTACATTGACTACAGATGATTATCTCTATGATTTAGATCGTGTTTTGAATACCTTCACAGAGATGACAGATTCTCAGTATAGAGATCTCATAGAGTCTCAACGTTCTAAGGCTCTCGAATTCTTCTCTGTAAATAAATGGGTACCTGTATTCAAGAAGTATCTAGGGATTAAGAACTAAATATATCAATGCAGGAGAGACGGACGGGTAGTATTTATATCCGTACCGTCTCTATTAATGTGAGGTGATGACTGATGACTGAATATAACGATAGCAGTATTAGGGTACTCTCTGACGTGGAGCATATTAGGACTGTACCGTATATGTACATCTCTGCATCCTCCCCGAGTCTCCAGATGTTCGAAGAGATATTCTCTAATGCTCTCGATGAAGCTATAAATGGATTTGCTAAGAATATTGCTGTGATTGTCGATTATGCGAGTAGTCAGATCACTATCGAAGATGATGGTCGAGGACTCCCGCAAGGTATCAATAGAGAATTACAGATTCCTACGATCGAGGTAATCTATGGTAAATTGAATGCTGGTGGTAAGTATGATAGAGATACGTATGCTGTCTCTGGAGGTCTCCACGGTGTAGGATCTTGTGTAGTGAATGCACTCTCTGAGTATCTGGAAGTCAGAACTCATAGAGGAGGGTCAGCTTCTAAGTATAGATTTGAGAGAGGTCGTAAAGTCAACTCTATTTCAGAGATCCCTCTGAAGGATAAGACTGCTCACGGTACTAATGTGAAGTACCGTATCGATACTGATCTCGAACTCTTTAGTGAAGATCCTCTCTCGAAGCATGAATCTGACATTCTTCATAGGATGTATCTCGTCGCATCTCTCTACCCTTCTATCCATCTCGTGTATAATAATGAAGTGATAGTTTCTGGTAAGTTGGATACTCTCCTCCCTCCAGCAGATAAGTATCTACTTCCTCATCCTCTCATTATTGACAAGAAGAATCTCAAGGTAGTCTTAAATTGGACAGATAGTCTTCGTGGAGGATCTTATAGTTCTTACTGTAACTTGATCACTACGAAATCTGGTGGTGATCACATATACGGTATCGAGGATGGATTGCAGGATGTATTTAAACCTGAGATCCTATTAGGCTTGAATATGGTAGTCTCTGCAGTCTATCCTGGAGTGAAGTTCGAAGGTCAGTCTAAGGATAGAGCTAAGTCTAAGGAGATGCGAGAGATCCTCAGATGTACTGTCAAAGATCATATGAGGGTACTCCTGAGAGAGAATCCCGAGATCGAATCCACCCTTGTACGGATGGTCAATTCTAAGATCGAAGCTCTCAATGCTAAGAAGGCTAAGAAGGTAGTACAGAAGAAGGATCGTAGGACTTCTTATCTGATGGCGCTATCGTCGGAAGGCTTCGCAGACTGTACTACTAAGGATAGGTCTAAAGCAGAGCTCACGATCTGTGAAGGATTATCAGCTGCAGGGTCTCTGAAACAAGCTAGAGATATAGTCACTCAAGCTGTCCTACCATTGAGAGGTAAGTTCATTAACGCTTATAATTGTGATCTAAAATCTCTCTTGTCCAATAGAGAAGCTTCTACTCTCCTAACTAGTCTCGATACAGGTATCTTGGAAGAAGCTGACGTCTCTAAATGTAGGTACAACAAGGTAATCATCTTTACAGATGCAGACCAAGATGGTTATCATATTGCATGTCTCTTGATAGGATTCTTCTCTAAGGTACTACCTGATCTATTGAGAGAAGGTATGCTGTATCTCGCTCTCCCTCCTCTCTACGGTACGACTGTAAATGGTAAATTTATCCCTCTGTATACTGAGGAGGATAAGGATGTGTATCTGAAGAGAGGAGCATACGTACAAAGGTATAAAGGACTAGGGGAGATGATGCCGGATCATCTCAGAGTCTCTAGTCTAGATCCAGAGACTCGTAGGTTGATCCAGTTGAAGGTCAATGATGATGCATTCAAGACTATTGAGAGAGTCATGAGCGGTGAGTCCTCTCATCGTAGAGATCTACTCGTAGAGATGGGGGTGTTTAGAGATTGAAGAGTACAGAAATGATGACAGGTGACGTGGTACGTACCTACATGTCAGAGTATTCTAAGTATGTAGCACAGAATAGAGCTATCCCTAATTTGATTGATGGTCTTAAGCCATCCCAGCGTAGGTGTATCACTGCAGCTGATGATCTCCACCTCTCCCATACTGGTCGTTTCCTGAAAGCTGCTAAAATCGAAGGTCAGGTAATTGGTGACTATCACCCTCATGGAGGAGTATCTCTTGCAGGACTGATCCAACCATTCAGATCTAGATATCCTCTGATGGAAGGACAGGGTAACTGGGGATGTCCTGATAACCCTAACTCTGTAGCTGCTAGTAGGTACGTAGAAGCTAGGCTCTCTGAGTTCTGTGAGAAGTTCTATCTAGAGTCTCGTAAGTATGCTACATTTGCTCCTAACTATGACGGGAGATTGAGCGAAGTCGTCCAGTACTATCCACCTGTTCCAGGAGTCCTCGTTACTTCTGCGAATGGTATCGCTATTGGATTGACCACTAATATCCCTCCGTATGAAATCGGGTCTATCTGTGACTCTATGTTGAAGTATTATGGAGATCCTGACAGTGATGCTTACTTAGATCTAATACCTGATACTTGTGAAGGGTCAGTCCTTCTGTCCTCTAAGGAAGAGGTAGACCGACTCCATAAGACTGGTAGTGGGTCTCTACGTTATAGAGCGAAAGTTCATCATGAGAACTCTTCTGATGGTGAAATCTGTCTCGTAGTAGATTCATTCCCTCCGAACTTCTCACGTAAGAAGCTGGAGAGTCCTTATATCCTCTCTAAAGTGGAGAGTGGTGAACTAATCCTCCATAATGAATCTTCTACAGGTATCCGTTATGTATTCAAGTCTAAGAGTCTAGATATCCTCGATACTGTAGAGTCTATCCTAGAGTCTTCTGTATCTTATAAATTCATCGCAGAGAATCAAGGAGTAGTTCATCAGTACTCTCTCCGAGAGATCTATGATGAATTTAAGGTCGCTCGTATCGAGTACATTGTACGTGAGTATACTCAGAAGAGAGATAGTGCTCAGAAGGAGTTGGACTATAATCGAGCTCTCCTACGTCTTAAGCAGTCTCCTAATACGATACGGAATCTTCTCAATCTTTCTGAGGATGAAGCAGTTACAGATCTGATGGAGTATCTAGACGTACAGAAGGAAGTAGTCACACGGATACTCTCCTCTAGTATCAGATCTCTCCTGAAAGATAATCTGACAAAGATTCAGGAGTCTATAAGTAAATACGAGGAAGTCATCCGAGTCTGTACGTCTCATATCTCGAATCCTGAACGTAAATTGCTTGAGGATCTCCATACTGCTAAAGAGACATTCGGAGGTAGACCTAATTGTATCCGTGAGGATGAGTCTACGTCTCCAATGGTGTATACTGTTGATGAGAGTGGAAAGATAGTCATCAGTACAGTCTCCCAGACTACTGAAGATAATCGAGCTCTCCTGGATTCTAAGTATTTCATCCTTTATAATGATACAAGTTATGTAGGTTGTACCAAAGAAATCCTTGAAGCTAGACTCCCTGATAGTATTCTCCGTGAACCTCCTGTGGGTATCCTAGGGTGTAAGGATCTCAGTGAGATCTCTGTGAGAGAGAGGAATAAGGATGTGAAGTTGGGAGACTGGGTACTCCGTCGTCGTAAATCTTCTCACCCTCTCAATAATGATGCGACTCTCATCAAATCCAAGTAGTTTATTGATCTTCAACGTCTCTATTAGTGTAAGGGGGTATGAATCATGGTGAATAAAAAACTTCATGTTTATTGTGCGTCTGGTTGGTTCAATGAGAATGACGTTAAGGTTCTCTCTGAGATGGAGGATTATCTTCAGTTTCTACAGTCTAAAGGTTTGATTACTATTCATCGTCCTCGTATAGATGGTATTGAATTGAAGCCTGGAGAGTTCCATGATCCTAGTCTCCGTAAGAAGGTGTTTGAATGCAATGTTGATAATATTGACAAAGCTGATGTAGTCATCGCCAATCTCACGACATCATCTTCCTCTAGGTATGATACAGGTACTGTCTGGGAGGTCGGATATGCTGTGAGGTCTGGAAAGCATGTCATCGTCATTGATGACGGAGCAAAGGATTTCACAGGTCTCCGTGAAAGATTGTCTGACCTGTTGGAGTTTCCATCTGTAGAAATAGTACTCTCTGTGAAGACAGCTATGGTTAGGTTGATGAACCTCGTTGAGGTTGGTACTCTTTCTGTTATGGTATTTGATAAAGTCAGGACGACGAAGTCAAGACCTATCGTATTCCTCCCTACAGTATCAGGTGAAGAGTATGATACATTGGTGGAAGTTTCTCAAGAAGTATGTGGAAGGTATGTATCTTTTGCATCTAACTTCACTGTAGCAGAGAGTATTATTCAACTTGTCAATCAGATTAGTGAGTACGAGTACATCGTAGTACCTATCAGTCAGAAGAATTCTATTTTCGTATTCTTGATGGGTATAGCTTACGCTGCAGGTATCCCTGTTATCTCCTACTCTGCTGTCAAAGATGGTATCAACTTGATGCTAGTCGCATCTGTCAATATGCATGTGGTAGGTAAGGACGAACTCATCACATGTCTAGAGACTATTAAGAGATCAGGTATCCAGTCTCTTCCTGAATTCACAGGAGGAGATTTTAAGGTGTACTGATCATGGTAAAATTCACGTATAAAGAGGATCACCCTCTCCGTATCTACATGGAGGGTGATCCTGTAGACTTAGAGAGGATCGTCCAGACTCTCAGGTCTATGTTCTATGAAGAGACAGAGTACTCTAAGGATGAAGATGTTGACAACATAGTCTTCACGGATGGAGACTCTTTATATTTCCCACGAGGGCTCTATCATATCATAGTAGGTATCCTAACTAGATCTAAAATCAATATCGCAGTAGATTCTTATGTACCTCCGAAAGAGAGGATTCAGGATTTATACATAGATCCTGATATCTTGAGTGGGATCACATTGAGACCTTACCAAGTAGATGCTGCCAATGCTGCTCTATCACATAAGTACGGTATCGTACAGGTCTCTACAGGTGGAGGTAAGACAGAGATCGTATTAGCTATGCTGCGATATCTGATGCAATCTACAGACTCAGGTAATTTCATCGTCTGTGTACCGTCTACTAAACTCTTGTATCAGACCTATGATAGAGCACTCTCCCGAGGTATCGAGGAAGAAGATATCAGTATTCTAGGGGATAGTAATCATCTTGATATCACCAAGAGAGTCTGCATAGCGACTGTCCAGACTCTTGTCAGACGTCTTGAGAGTGAAGAGTATAGAGACTGGTTCAGAGACCTAAAGATGTTCGTAATGGATGAAGCTCATCATTGTTCTGCTCGTACATTCTTTACTGTAGTCGACGCTCTCCATGCAGAGTATACTATCGGAGTAACTGCTGAACCTTTCTACAACGATGCTACACATAAGGTACAGGATCTGATAGTGAGAGGTACTCTAGGGTCTATCCTGTACCGTATCCTAGTACCTCAGTTAGTAGAGTTAGGGTATCTCTCAAAACCCTACCTGATCTCTTTTAACTCTCAGTCTACTAAGTCTCATTTGTACAACTCTATCAACTGGAAGGTTGTCTACAAGGAGCTCATCATCGAGAATCCTTTACGTAATGCTCTCCTAATAGATATTGCAGACGCTCTCGTTCACATCGGTAAGAATCCTCTCGTACTGATCAGCCAGATTAAACATGGTGAGTTTCTAGCGTCTGAGATCTCTAAGAGAGGTCATACTGTAGCTATGATGACGGGAGGTCAGGAGGTGGCTCTATACTATGATGGTCGTATCATAGAAGAACGTGTAGATAAAGATGGGACAACTGCACGAGAGTTCACAGATGGTATTATAGATGTCTTGATAGGGACGTCCGTCTTGGACGAGGGTGCAGATATCCCATCTCTTTCTTCTGTGATACTCGCAGGTGGAGGTAAGTCTCCTCTCAAAGTGGTACAACGTGTAGGTCGAGGTCTCCGTCCTAAGAAGGGTGATAATACAACTTGGATCATTGATTTCCTCGATAACTTCAATGTAGTGACGAAGAGTCATTACAAGAAACGTCATGATGTATTGATGCAATTAGGGATGCCGTCTTATCAGGTACTCAATACGCAGAATTTGATAGAGACGATGGAACAGTATAAATCTATACTGATAAATACAGCAAGTAGTTCTAACAACTAGAACGTCTCCTCTACTGTAGGAGATAGGGGGATGTTTGATGAATAGCATGGACGATCTGGTACTCGCAGCATTCCTGCGTGAAGATGATTTCTACTCTAAATATGGATCTGTAGTGGATGATAGTATGTTCGAGGAGATCCCTCATAAGATATGTATCAATGCGTATATAGAATACGTGAATCACTACTCCCGCAGACCATCTCCAGAGGAGATGACTCTCGAAGTTCAGAGATATTGTAAGAGATTCTCCTTCAATTCAGATATAGAGTCACAAGCACAGGTAGTAGTCGTACGATGTTTTGACCTAACTTATAATATAGATTATGTTAGAGATTCATTCATCCGATTTGCTACAAAGAATAAATTAACTTCTACAATCCTCTCTGCAGCTAAGATCATTCACGACAAGGGTGATGAGCTCACAGAGAAGGACTATTCTAAGATCCAGGATTCTATGACAGAAGCTTTGAGTATCAAAGCTCGGGATGTAGCTGGAGTATTCTTGGATGAAGTCGCAGAGGATCCTGCACAGTATTTTAAAGATCATAGTCGGTTCGATACTACGAGAGTGGTACGTACAGGGATCAGATCTTTTGATAGAGCTCATATAGCTGGTGGACCTGTACCTGGTGAACTATATGTTGTATCAGCACCTCCAGGTAAGGGTAAGTCTACATTCCTAGTTAATGTAGGTACATCCGCTCTAATGCAGGGATTAGATACTGTCCATATCTTCATAGGAGACAATACAGAAGCCGACGGTATCTTGAGGTACTGTTCGAGACTCACAGGAGTCACTATGTCTCAGATCATGTTGAATAGTAATCAGTATCTCCCAGCGTGGAAACAGCTAAATGAGAATTTTAATCTCGGTAAAATCTTGATAGGTGCATTTGCTACGAATGCTCCTACAATAGCAGATATAAGATCTTTTATCACTCGTAGTATGAGCAGGAGAGAATTCGATCCTAAGTTGGTCATCGTCGATTACATTGATAATTGTAGGAGAGATCCGAATCTCAATTCGTATGAAGCGCTAGGAGATTTGTACTCTCAGTTGAAGAATATGGCAGAGGAAATGGAGCTTGTAGTTTGGACAGCGTCTCAGGTAAAGATTGAGTATTGGAATTCTGACCAGGTCGGTCTAGCTTCCTTGTCAGATTCTTCAAAGAAACAAGCTATTGTAGATGGTCTCGTCAATATGATAGTAGCACCATCTGGTACGTCTTGTAAGCTAGATGTTGCTAAGTATAGACGAGGAGCAGCTGGATTATCCTTGGAGATGACTCTAGATTATGAACGTATGTTATTGAAGGAGTCTCTACCTAGTAGGTCTGCGTCGGTCGTACCTAACATGACTACCGTAGCATCAGCATCTAGTGGGTCTCCTGTGATACCTCCATCTCCTTATAATAATCAATAGTAGGTGATGTCATGGATTATTATCAGACTCTCATCGAATCTAAGATGGAGTGTGTAGGGTACTCTGGAGAGAATTCGATCTACAGATGTCCTGTATGTGAGAGGAATTCAGGGTCTGGTCATCTCTACGTGAATTATCAGAAAGGGATGTTCAACTGTTTCAAGTGTAATTTCTCTGGGAGATCTCTTTCGAAATTACTGACGACTATAGGGTATTCTATAACAGAGTTAAAGAAAATGCCTGTTCACTTGATATCTGAAGCTTCTTCTACTAAGAGATCTTCATTACTGGAGGATGTTGGAGGACTCCTGACTACCAAATCTCGGAAGGTAGTATCTTATAGTAAAGATCTCAGAGTGCTGACCGACTACTACGATTTTCAGACTACTGAGTTATCTCCAAATGCTCGAGAGTATCTATATCGTAGAGGTATAGGTGATGAACTGATTTCGCACTATCAGATGCGAGAAGGTCTTAATCGTTCGAGAGACGTTATACGCATGAAAGGTGAAGAGTATCAAGGTAGAGATTATTCAGGTAGGATATTGATCCCTTCTCTATGTGCTGGTAGAGATGAAATATCTTTCTACGTAGCGAGAGATTATCTTAGTAGGAATAATCTAGCTAAGTACCTGAATCCTCCTCAGAGTCTAGCGTATAGTTCAGAGGATGTATGGAATTTAAGTAATGTTAGCTCAGATAGCGTAGTCATATGTGAAGGTGTCTTCACTGCTATCGCTGCTGGAGGTTCTAAGTATAATGCAGTAGCTACCTATGGTAAGAGTATATCTGATGTATCTAACACAGATAAGAGTGATGTGATAGTCAGTTCACAGGGAGACAAACTCGTCAGTAGAGGATTTAAGTATTATATAGTAGCGTATGATGCAGATGCATTCGAGGAATCCCTACGTACATGTGAGTATCTGCACAGTAGGGGAGCTAACGTATACTATGTGAGAATACCACCTCTCCATGGATACCATACGGATGTGAGTGATCTAACGTTAGATGAGAGATCTTCAGTATTCTCCCATATAAAGAAATATACTCCTGGAGATCAATTAGAGGTACTTTTGTAGAGTCCAACGTCTCTATTAATGTAACAGGTTGTTAAGGTTGTGTTAACTATAAGGAGGTATAATCATGGGAAGAATGGATGGTCACAAACGCACTCAGGAGTTCGATCCGAGAGTGTCTCTCATCTCGATGACTGAGTATCCTGTCGAGACTCTCTTTGCTATCTGGTACGGATCTCGTAATCAGAATGCTCACTATCTCTTCAATTATATCGCGATCCTGCGTGATTTCGATTACTCTGATAGCTCTCTTGGCAAGGATGTAGAGCAGGCTCGTAAGGATCTCATCGAAGCGTACCCTGAGTACGCTGGTGAGAATGGTGATGATGCTAAGTCTGTCATCATCTCTACTGTGAAGAATCTGATCACGTCGGATCTTCCTCCTCTCGAAGCTGTAAAGTTCACGTTCCGAGTCGATGATGTACCTGTTGCGTGGAGAGATCAGCTCGTGCGTGATCGTAAGGCAGGGTACTGGACTCAAACGTCAAGGACTCTCGATCTCTCGACGATGGATGTAAATATGAATAAGTCTATCCGAGCACTCGGAGGTACCAACGCCATGCAGATCTATAGTGACTGTGTGGAAACTATCCGAGAGACCTACTCTAAGTTGATGGCGTTGGGAGTCCCTGGAGAGGATATCCGTCTCAACCCCTCCGCGATGATTCAGAGAGATTACTGGATGATCGATCTCCGTCAGCTCCTGAAGGTATGTAAGAAGAGAGTCGATTGGATCGCTCAGGCTACCATGTGGCTCCCTGTCATCTCAGGTGTCCTCCGCTGCATCGACACTAAGGATCACGTTCTTGCAGATCTCTTGAAGGATGTCGTAGGTCATCCTAACGTGAAAGTCAAGGATGGTAAAGTCGTCGAGCATACTTACGATATCGAGAACTATGATAGGTATGTAGGTAAGGATCCTCAGCCTTGTGATCCTCTCTGGCTCGCTTATAAAGGATACGAGATGCCTCACTTGACGCTACGTCAGATGGAGCATTTTTACTACTTGAAGAATCTGTATAGTGATATCTGGTCGAAGGAGTATCTGGATGTCCTGAAGTGGGGATCCGATTATATCAACATGGATGGGACTCCTCCGTATGATCCTAAGGATTGATAGCATCCATAGGGTAGGCTCAGTAGAACCTACCCTATGTCTTTAGATTAGACTGGAGGTATCGTTCATGCCGACTTACATCGCAATCTCTGGACCTTGCCACTCAGGCAAGACTACCTTGATGAATCTTCTTCGCGGTAGATACACTGAGGATCACAACGTGCAATTTATTAACGATCTCCATGATGATACGTGGTGTGATCTCGTAGATAAAGGCTCTTTCGGTAGATTCGAAGAGGTCTACTCTGATCGAGATTATCTCCTTCTTTACTGTACTCAGGTCATTGACAGGTATGTCAAGATATTCAAAGACTACGATAAAATTAATGATGACACTCTCGTAGTCCTCGATGGATCGTATATTGACTATTTGATTTATACTATTCTGCATCTCTGGTACCACTATCCTTCTGTAGAAATCCAAGAACGTATGATCCTGAAACTCTTAGGAACAGTAGGGAAAGTGTCCAAGATCTTCATGGTATACGCTGACGATGACCGCTATCCTGTAAATAGTCATACGACTACCCTTCGTCAAAGAATGGCAAATTTCAAACGTAATCGGAGAGTCGAATTGTCTCTCTACGATACGTATAGGTCGAATTCTGAAGTCGTGAATTGTACGTCAGATTTCTTGCAGACTGAAGCTATTATCGGAGACTATATTGACCAGTTCTTAGAGACTCACCGTCTCTCTTAATGGAGGTGATAGTCAGTGTTTAATACTATCCATAACTATCGAGAATTCGACGACGTTAAACTTCTGATCCAAGATCTCATGGCTAAGGGATATAATATGTTCGTCGTCGATGGATCAGACTGCGTAGGTAAAACTACATTCATCAATCACTTGTTGAAGATGTCTAGAGCTTTCGATTACTACCGACCTGATTATGAGATGTGGCAAGGTTTCAAGTATCCTCGAGAGTACCGGTGGTCTATCTTCATGTCACTCCTTGATTTCTGGGGTAGTGATAGTCTCACAATGAAGTATGGACATGCTATGGTAGTCGATAGAGGGATACTCTCCGGTGTCGTATACAATAGGTACTACGGAGATCCTGACGGAGCCGATAGATTGCTCACAGAGTATGTATCTAAGCTGAAGTCTGCTAAGGGATTGATGGTCGCACATTTCATCTTATCCCCGTCGACTAAAGAAGATCATCAGATACTGATCAAGTCTCGTGGTGTCGGGATGGAAGAATTCTCTTCGTATCGTGAACTCGATCGAGGATTCCGTGACCTAGCTAATGACGACCGTGTGAAAGCTTTGAAAGTTTATTTACTGGATTTCAAAGTGACTGATGTAGCTAACGATACTATTTGTGGTACTTGTAGTCATTACTCTGCACAGGGTAAGTGTCTCAATCCAAATAGTCTCAGTTATGAGTCTTCAGTGTCTTTCACGAATCCTAGATGTCCTAATTCTGGAGATAAGGAGGTACAAGATACGTGAATTGTACATATTGTCCTGCGCATAGTACATCTAAACCTATTGTGACGGTAGGGTCAGGGTCTTGTGATCTCTTGATTGTGATCAATGAACCTGCGTACTCCGATCTGGCAGCTGGCGTTCCGATGACGGGACGTCAGTATCAGTACATCTGGGATATCCTCACACAGATGGGTGTATCTTTCTATGTTACGTCTGTATTGAAGTGTAAGACAAATAAGCATGGTGCAGACGAGTACTGTATTCACAATTTTCAAGAAGAAGTAGCGACTCTTCAACCTAAGTGTATCCTATTCTCAGGAGATAATGCTCTCGTCAATGGATTAAATGGTATCGTTGAAACAGCACCAGTACTGGCAGATTATAGGATGTATGCTCACGAGCATATCATCAAAGGGTATAAGACAAAGGTTCTAGCTACTTATAATCTTGCGTTTATCGACGAGACTAAAGAGATGTTGTATAATCGTGTAGTCGATGATATAATCTATGCTGGTCGTCATGCAGTATCCTATAAATATGACGGAGTATACAAATCCGTCACGTTGAATAAGGATCAGTTCCATCGTGTAGTAGATATATTACTGGCAGATTCGTCTGTAGAGTATGTAGCGTTCGATACAGAGTCCAACGGTTTGGATCCTCTCTTAGACAATTCATTGATTACATCCTTCTCTTTCTGTTATGACGGGAGAGTAGGATATAACGTATTCTTGTATCATCCGTCTCTCGATATCCAGGACGATGATCGTACTCAGATCGTCGAAGATGCTAAGAGGTTACTGACATCTAAGAAGATAATAGCTCACCATGCGAAGCATGAGTATCGGTATACAAAAGTCGTTTGGGGATTTACTCCAAATATCGTAGAAGATACTATGTATATGTCTTACATCCTGTATCTATCTTATCCAGGTATCTCACATGGTTTGAAGCATCTGTCTGGTAGATTCTTGTCTATGCCACCGTGGGAAGAGATTATTGACCGTTACACTTCTCTCTTCAAGTCTATGAAGAGATGGAAGGAATTGTCTCCAGAGAGAGTCTCTGAGGTACAAAGTCTATTCTCTGATCAGAAATTGACTGAGTCCGAGATAGATCAGATGTATCAGATTGTTCATGACCCTACGTATTATATAAAACCTGAATATTCAGATGAACATCAAGATCCTATGTACTGGTTAGTACCTGACCATGTCATGGAGGGATACGCAGGTTTAGATGCTATAGCGCCGTACAGATTGATGCAGGTATTTAAACCTCAGATCGAAGCAGATCCTGGACTATTATCTGCATATAACATGATGGTCGAAGGTGCAGAAGCTTTTGCTAATATCGAACTCCACGGTGTGAGATTGATGGATCTGGATAAGTGGAATGAAATCTACGACCGTCATATTTCTGAAGCTCTGCTAAAGATCCGTGATGTCAAAGAGGTCAGAGATTATGAATACGAGACAGGGTCTCAGTTCAATCCGTCTAGTTCTAAGCAGTTACAGGATATCATGTTCCAGAGGATGAAGTTTCCTGTTAAGGAGATGACGAATAAGGGATTACCTTCTACATCAGAAACTGTACTCATCGAGTTAATTAAAGAATTTAGAGATAAGGAAGATGCAGAGAGTCAAAGAATGTGTGATTTCTTGTTGATCTTGAGAGAGTATAAGAAATTAGCTAAGATCAAATCTGCATATTTCGAGGGTCTCAAAGGGTATGTACACAAGAATAAATCCTATGACGGTATCACGTGTAGTATGTATAACGTACCTCTGTATAAAGGTGAAGATATGGATATGATCCATCCTGGATACATGTTACACGGTACAGATACTGGACGTATTTCTTCACAGTCTCCTTCCATGCATACGATTCCGTACAGGTCAGATGTAAAACGAGCTATTGCACCAATCTATAGGAATCATGGTGGTCTTTACATCATGTCTGACCAATCTCAGTTGGAGATCCGAGTATTGGCAGCTATCGTTGATAAGTACTACGGAGACCCTACGTTAGCTGATGCATATAGGCAAGGACGAGATATTCATCGATACAATGCATCAAAGGTTTTTAATAAACCTGAAGACGAGATCGTAGATGCAGAACGTCGATTTGCTAAGACTATTTCGTTCTCCCTCTTGTATGGTAGTAGTGAGCAGTCTGTAGCAGAAAATACAGGTCGTACACCTGAGGAGGTACATAACCTATTCGAGTCTTTCTACAATTCATTCCCTGGAGTACGATCCTATATTAAAGCTGCTCACGAGTATGCTCGAACGTACGGATGCGTCAGGACTCCTATGGGTCGTATTAAACATGTACGTAATGCGTTGAATCCTGACGATCGTGGCAACTTCAACAGAGCTCTCAGACAAGCTCAAAATGGTATCATTCAGAGTACAGGTTCTGACCTGTCTTTCAATTCTATAGTGTATGCAAATAGGTACATCCGAGAACATAATATGAAATCTCGTATTGTAGCTTTCGTACACGATAGTCTGACTATGGACGCATATCCTACTGAATGGTTCGAAGCGTATGATCTTCTCTTGTACTCTATGAAGACTCTGAATGAGCAGTTAGATTTCATTACATGTCCACTCGGTATAGATGTAGATCTGACTACGAATATGGGAGATCATGCTACTGTTAAGTCAATGGAGATCCAAGACGATCAATCAAGGGTATTCACACTCCACGGGTACGATTACGTGATCGACAGTATCACCGAGGAGTCTAAAGTAGGGTATGAGATATTGTCAGATGAGCTAGTCAGCTCAGAGGAGGTGGTGGAAGAAACAGGAGATCTTATCGCTAGGAAAACTATTAATCTATCCTATGACAATCAGAAGTTCACAGATCAAGTTCGTAAATTACATCTAAGGAGGAAGTCATGATGAAAGCAATGCTGTCTCAGCCTATGGCTGGCAAGACCGATGAAGAAATCACTGCAACTCGTGAACGCGCAGTCGCTACTCTCGAAGGAATGGGTTATGAGGTTATCAATACTCGTTTCACTGGTGAGTGGTATTCCAAAGAATCCATGGAGAAGCGTGGAGTAGTCAACACTCCGCTGTGCTCCCTGGCAAAGTCTCTGGAAAATATGAGCCTATGTCATGTAGCGTATTTCTGTAAAGGATGGGAGAACGCTCGTGGGTGTAGGATCGAACATGAAGCTGCGAAAGCTTATGGCTTGGAAATCCTATATGAGTGAGGTGTGATCGATGGAACGAGATATTCCAGATATCCTGTACGACAGGAAACGTAAATCTATAGTACGTCCAGTCCATCTAGGTATGTCTACTATGCATGAGTCTCTCAGTGCAGACGATGTACTAGAGTTCAGAGACGATCTATTAGCTATCCTGAATAATCACAAGGACGTAGTCGATACGGTATTAAATACCATAGGAGTCTCAGAGAACATAGAGACACAGACTCTTCAGATCATGTACAAGGAGTCTCCTATATCTATCTCCGTAGACACATACGTAGGAGATCTAGTACCGGGTACTGTTCTCCAAGAGCTCCATCAGGTATTGGATCAGAGACTCCCGGAGTATAAGAGTCTCTTCAGAGACTATATCGCAGTGTCTGATAGTACAGATATCGTACTGCGTAAAGACGGAGAAGATTCTGCGAGGATCACTATCACTTTTGATACGGATTTAGAAGAGACTATCAATCTGAGATCTATGGTCGAACATCTGTCAAACAAGTTGACAGAAGGGAGTATCCCTGATCTAGATACATATCTCCGTGATATGAATCTCATACTCACAGGAGATAAACTCACAGAGAGTACGATCTACAAAGAATGCGAATTCGAATCTCTGAGTCATAGTGGTAGTAACCTAGATCGGTGCGGTGTGATAGTCATCCGAGATTCAGAGACTGTATTCTCTATCGAGATCACTACCTACTTGAATGTTGGTACAAATCTCCTTACCTTAGAAGAAGATATCTTAGCCTTGTTCAAAGGTACAGAAGTACAGAGGTATACAGTTCTCCGGGATTGTTCTGTGACATCTCTTCCTGCAGAGATGTCCACAGTGGGATCTACTTTAACTCTTGATGACGGGTCAGAGTTCTATCTAGAATTATACAAGGATTAAAATCGGGTAGAATCTCTACATGTACCGTCTCTATAACTGTAAGGGACGGTATTTCGTCATCTAACTTAATTAGGAGGTATACTATGGATCTCACTAGTCTCGTCGTCGCATTGAGAGCAGCGTCTCGTCAATACTATCTCACAGGATCTTCTGATCTCACTGACGAGCAGTATGATGCTCGTCTCCGTTATCTGAGGATGGTAGATCCTATGAATCCCTACCTCTCGGAGATCGGTACTAAGGTAGAGGATTCGGACTCCTCTAAGAAGATTTATCACTATATCCCGATGGGCACTCTCTCTAAGTGTCATAAGGATCAGGAGGTCAAGTCTTGGATTGATAGTCTCCCTGATAGGAGTGGTACTAGGATCCTTGTTGCTCCTAAGTATGATGGATTCGCAGTAGAGCTTGTTTATAGATACGGAGATTTAGTCTCTGCATCGACTCGAGGTGACGGTGATATTGGAGAGGATATCTTCGAGACTGTCAAGAAGATCCCTAGTGTCCCTCATAGACTGCATTACTACCCTACGAACGTGATCGTACGAGGAGAAGTCCTCGCATTCGCAGATAAGTTTGAGACTCTCAGGTCTCTCGGGTACACAGCTATGCGTAATGCTGTTCCTGGTATCGTGAGGTCTGGTACTGACGCTGTCAAGTATCTCACATTCGTAGCTCATGGATTCTATCTCACAGAGGACTCTGGAGATCATCCTCCTCGTCCTATGTTGAGAGAGTCTTTCAATGACGACTTCCACATAGAAGATTATGAGGTCTTCAATAAGACTGATTTCGAAGGTATCTCTGATTATTATCATCGCATGGAAGCACTTCGTACTAGTGACTCATGTCCGTTTGAGTTTGACGGTATTGTCCTGAAATCTGAGATCTCTGATGAGAAGGTGATGGATCTCTATCATCCTCTCCACAGTATTTCTTGGAAGTTCAAGTCTAAGCGTGAAGCTACGACTCTTCGTGGAGTAGAGTTCCAAATGGGTGTCACAGGTAAGTTCAGTCCGGTTGCTGTCTTTGATCCTGTAGAGTTCCAAGGAGCAACTCTGACTAAAGCGTCTCTCGGTAGCATTGATCGTATGTCTAAGATGATCACCGAAGAAGGTCTAAAGATCGGATGTGTCATCGAGGTAACTCGACGTGGAGACATTATCCCTTACGTTGAATCCGTGGTAATGACTGACGACGTTATGTGCACTCCTATTGAGATCCCTACGTACTGTCCTTACTGCGGTAGGGAGCTCGTAGGGTATCCAAAGGATCTCATCTGCAATGATCCTTTCTGTGACGAGAAAGTCGTCATGAGAATCTCACAATACGTGGGTGGAGTGAAGGTACGTGGATTTGGGAGAGCTCTTGTAGAGTCTCTCGTAGTCAAGCACGATGTACTCAGCGTCTATGATCTCTATGTTCTCCGCGTTGATGATTGTAATGATCTGACTCCTAACATGAAGAAAATGATCAAAGAGCTACAGTCTCGTAAGATGACTAGCTATCAGCTTCTGTCGATTTATCCTTTTGACAATATTGGAGCGTCTTCCTGGAAGGCTCTTGAGTCTGTAGGTATCACGATCAACGAACTCTATGCGTCTGACAATGTTGATACTCTCGTGACTACGAGTGGAGCTAAGGGACTCTCCGGACAGAAGGGTCACGCACTCGCAGCTCAGTATGAGCTCCACAAGGAGGAACTCAATGATATTTACCAGATTGTTGGTAGTAAATAATTCAGGTAGAACGTTGAACGTCAACGTCTCTATAGATGGGCACAGGGAATGCACCCACACTCACAGATTATAGTAAAGGAGAGAGAATCATGCAATTCAACAAGCCCAACATCCAAGGTCTCCAGGATTATCTCGCGAATAGTCAGTCTCAGAGTCAAGGTGACGTTAACTGGTGGAGTATCCCGTCTGGGATGTCTTCCATCCGAGTCCTTCCTCCGTGGGATCCTACTGGACGTATCGCTCTCGGTGTCTATTCTCACAGGATCGAGTACAAGGATCCTGAGTCCAATTACACGAAGTATTCTTGGACGTGTGTAGAGAAGACATTTGGTAAGCCGTGTAACATCTGCGCAGGTCTGAAGCGTCTGCAGGAAGCTGGTATCACAACTACAGAGTATCAGCCGACATCTGTGACGTATTACGTTAATGCTCTCGTGATCTACGACCCTGTCTATGACAACGCTATCAAGATGGGTCGTACTCCTGAGGGTAATGCTCAGAAGCCTTATTCTCTCGTAGTGATGAGGATCCCGAAGACTGTCTACAGCTGGATCGTATCTCAGATCACGTCTCCTCTTGTAGGTGATATTACGGATCCTACTAATGGATGTAATATCGTCATCACGAAGGAGGGTACAGGTATCAATACGAGGTACTCCTGCACTCTGTCTCCTGAGGGACGTACCGCAATCCCGAATGAAGTTCTCAGTTCTCTCGAGTTGTACAATCTCGACGAGATCTTCTCCACGGGATTCGAGGATGCTCGTATCGATAAGATGGTGAATTCTCTCTGCGGGTCTGTGTCAGGCATCCAGCAGCAGGCTCCTCAGTTCCAACAGCAGGTGCCGTCTTATGGGAATGCTCCTGTGTATCCTAGCACTGTAGTGACCAATCCTGCGATCATCCAGACTCCTACGAGTCCTGCAACTCATATACACAATCCTACCCCACAGACTGTAGCGTCTCCTGTAGCTCCTCAGACTCCTCCGTTGGCTGGTCTGTCGTCTCAGTCGGCACCTGCAGGTATTCCTACGTCTCCGTTCGGAGGAGTAGTGCATAATCCTCAGAACATCTCACAGCCTGTGCAGGCACCTCCTGTGATGCAGCCGTCCAGTCCTTCGCCTGTTACACCTCCAGTCGTACAGGCTCCTGTACAGTCTACAGCGTCTCAGGTGAATCTCCCGAAATGTTATGGACAGCATAATCCTTCCTCAGTGAATTGTGTAGTTTGTCCTCATGAGATTGAATGCTCTCAGAAAGCAGGTAATTAACTATGATTGATACTTCGAAGCTAGTAGCTGACAGTGATTTCGTCTACAATGGTAACGGATTCTCTCATAGACTAGCTTCTGGTATCGCTACACTGGATATCGCTCTAGGGGGAGGGATCCCCCTAGATGGATCCGTCATCGAGATATGGGGAGAGGAGTCACACGGCAAGACTACTCTCTCCTACCGTCTCTGTAAGAGATGTACCGATACTGGAGGTTATGTAACCTGGATCGATAGTGAGCAATCCTTCGATAAAGGATGGGCTATGATCCAAGGTGTGAATCCTGAAGCTATCATTACCTACCGTCCTCCTTATATGGAGAAGGCAAATGAGATCATATTGGAAGATATCCGTATGTACAAATCTACGTATCTCCCGTGGTTGGTGGATCCTAAGTGGAGACCTACGAGTGAGACCGCAGATAAGTGTGGGATCGGAGTCTCTAAGGTTGAAGAGATCAAATCCTGGATGATCGAGAATGCTCCACCTCATATGGTCGTTTGGGATAGTCTAGCTGCTGCTCCTGTCAAGACTCAGGTTGAAGGTGAAGACTTCGCTATGGGTATGGCGTATAGAGCTAGACTGATCAAAGCTTTCTTGTCTCGCTATATGGTAGCAGTCAACGGGTGTGAGAAGATCTCCATGATCCTGATCAATCAGGTCATCGACAACATTGGAGACATGTATGGTCCAGCTGTAGCAACTCCTGGAGGTAGAGGTCTGCGTCACAGTAAACATCTGTCTCTCTATATGAAGAAGGCTGGTAGTGGTGAGAAGGATGCAGATCAATTTACTCTGACTGACTATGTCGTCATCGGTGTCACTAAGAATAAGGTCACACCTGTTATCAGCTCTTTCCCTGTTATCTTCTCTAAGTCCAGAGGATTCCTAGGAGCTACATCTGTACTAGAGTACTTGAGACGAGTCAAGTACTTCAGAGATGCAGGATCTTGGAAGAAGTTTAATTACGAGAAAGTAGATCCAGAGACAGGAGAAGTCACTGTAGAAGAGATATCCTTCCAGATGTCTAATTTCTATAAATTGATCATAGAACAAAGACCTGAGTTGTTCAAGTATCTCTGTGAGGAGATCTTGAAGAGTTTCCAGGAGAAATTTCCTAACAATGCTGCGTTGAATAGTACTGACATCAATACGATAGTCAATGTCTGTCTCAATGAATCTACAGCTGTCCCTGACGAGGATGAAGAGAAGAGTCTGAATCCTTAAATAGGAGAACTACCTGTCCGTAGTAGACGGGTAGTTCTTTCTTCTACAACGTCTCTATTAGTGTTAGGAGGAGACGCATATGAATAACTTTAATAAGCCTAGCTATGAATCTACGACTCTCATCGTAGACGGAGCTCATGCTCTGAGACGTAGTATGTATCAACCGTCCTACCGTGAGTTGTCTACGTCTAGTGGGATGCCTACTGGAGCTATCTACGGTGTCTGTAGGATCCTCTGCTCCTTACAGAATAAGTTCGGAGCAACTAGCATCGTGATGTCTCTCGAGGGTGGTCATTCTAAGAGACGTCAGGCTCTCTATCCTGATTACAAGAAGAGGGATGGAGTAGATGAAGTACAGTCTGATACTGGGATGACCGATTTCGAATATTACGTTCACCAACAGTCTTGGGTACGTAAGCTAGTTGAGTCCCTCGGTATCCACGTTGTCTCTGTACAAGGTAAAGAAGGAGACGATACGATCTTTCAGCTGTCTCATCTGATCAAAGGTAAGAAGATTATCGTGTCTGAAGATAAGGACTTCTATACATTGATCAGCCCTACGATCTCTGTGTATAGACCCATCCGTGATGAACATATCACCTACGAGAATTTCACAGAAGCCACAGGATACATCAGTCCTATTCATTACCTGTACGCTAAAGTACTATTAGGAGATGGATCAGATAATATCCCAGCTGTATGTAAGGGAGTTGGTGAGAAGACGGTCACTGACGTTCTCTCCAAGATAGATTCTAGCAATCTCTCTTATAGAGCTCTCATCGAATCTGCATCTTCTTTCACAGCAAGTCGGTATAAGAAGTTGGCTATGCTCGAAGAGAGTGTATTTAATCGTAATATGGATCTCATCGATATCTCGAGGGAGCCGTTTACAGTTCCTGAGTTAACTGATATCATCAGTAGTCTCAAGAGAGATACTGCACAACCAGATGTCGCTGAGAAGCTCATGAGAGTTCTAGAGTTCAGTGATGTGACGAAGATCCCACTGAGAGAGCTCGGAGCAGTCAGTCAGACTACTCCTGTGAAATATATGATCAATGATGAGTACGTACGAGAAGTCATAGAAGGTACTGCGACTCCGATCCTCGGAGGTGATGTCTGATGAAGATAGGAGTTTACACTGATCCTCATATCACTAGGAAGGTCAACTATCTCCCAGATCGTACTCAGAATATCGTAGATACCTTCAGGGATATGTATGGTATCTTCAGTCGACATAACGTATCTAAGGTAGTCTGCTGCGGAGATTTCTTCGATAAAGCTCGTATTCTATCTAGCGATATGAAACTAGTCTCCACTGTCATGGAAGTCCTAGCAAACTCTGGACTAGAGACAGTAGTCCTCAGTGGTAATCATGATTTCGGAGATTCAAAAGATTCTATCGCAGATATCCTGAATACTCTCCCTAACGTGAGGACAGTGAGTAAGTTTGATTATGAGAGAGTACCAGGTATCCATCTAATCTATATACCGTATGGGTGTACTCTCGCAGAGGATAGTGTCTCTGGACGAAATATTGTATTCTCTCACGAGGAATACGCAGGTATGGTCATCAACACTATGGGTACTAAAAGTAGGTCTACGAAGACCGTTGATGAGTACGACGGGAGACTCGTCGTCAATGGTCATATCCATAGATTCAGTCAGGACACAGGATTCCTTAATCTCGGTACCTGCATACCTACCAAGTTCGGTGAATTGGACTTCAGATCTCTCCCGTGTGTCGCTATCATCGATACAGACAATCTAAAGTATATACTTGAACCTCTCACTGAGCCTTATAGATTCTACATTCTGTCAGATATCGCATCTGCAGTTGACCTACAGAGTCAAGTCTCCAGGATTCATAGTGGTGAACAGTGGAAATGCTGTATCCGTATCGACCATACTTGTGATACAGAGGAACTCTCTACAGTAGACCTCAGTAGGTTCAAGTATGTATCTTATAGGAGAGTGATACCTGAAACGTCTAGTCTTGAGACTCAGAACGTCTCTATCACTGGTAGTGCTCAGAAGGTGGACGTAGTTCCGTTCATTGAGACTAGAGTGAATGGAGATGCAGAGCTTTCTGATACTTCTAAGTCTCTCATCCTCAGAGAGGTCATGAATACATTGATAGGAGAGGTCTGATATGTTAACTTTAAAAAGATTGCATCTCCAGAATTTTTTGTCTCACGGAGACTCTGAGATTCATTTCGCAGACTATGACGGACTCACACTCATCGCAGGTAGGACTGCAGATGGTAGATACGACAGTAATGGGTCTGGTAAATCTACGATACTCGAAGGAGTCTACTATGCTCTCACGGGTAAGACTCTCAGAGGTCTCACAGGAGACTCTGTCGTCAATCGTATCGTAGGTCAGGACTGCTGCGTCTCTTTGGATTTCACTATAGGAGACACGTCATATGAGATCCAGCGATACAGATCTCATCACTCAGAAGGTAATAATCTGAAATGGATCATTGATGGAGAAGATCATACACAGAGACTCTCAACGGATACGCAGGAGCAGATAACTTCTATAATCGATACTCCTCCTGAGATCCTCGCAGGAGTTATGCTGATGGGAGAAGGTCTCTCCTCTAAATTTACTTCTTTGAGTGATCCTGATAAGAAGAGGATGCTCGAACAGACAGTACGTCTCTCTCATAACATCAGAGAGTCTGATGATAATGTAGTAAAAGAGTCTAAGCTCCTCCTGAAGAAGCTCGGAGAGCTCTCTGGTACTATCTCATCCTGTGAGTCGACACTTCAGCGTAATAAGGAAATGTCCTCCGAGGATAAGGATGAACTCACTAGAGAAGAGTCAAAACTCGAATCTGACGCTCTATCTCTGTCGACTACTATCCAAGACTTCTCTAAACTGCTATCTGACTATAATAATAAACTGACTGTGCTCACTACAGCAGAGTCTACTCATGACAGGGTACTCGGAGATCTCAACCGAGTATCTCAGGAGAGATCTGCACTGGAGTCTCGGATTACAGAGTTGCGATCTGCAGAGCATCCAGTTTGTCCCACCTGTGGTCAGATTGTAGATAATACTAGTACATTGATCTCTAACCTGAGTGGAGATCTGGAGAGACTCACTGTATCCGTAGAATTCCTGCAGGATACTCTCAGTACCTTACCTGACATCAATATCATCAGGTCTAAGAAAGATCAGGTATCTTCAGAGATGCGTGAACTCTCTACTAAGCAGAGAGATTCTATGACAGAGCAAAGTCAGATTCAGTCTAAGCTGAGAGATCTGACTTCTCGTATAAAGGTACTCTCTACTATAGACTCTCAGAATCAAGAGTTGACCTCAACTATAGAGAGTACGAAGAAAGAACTTTCTGCGTGTGAGGATAGGGCTAAGGCTCTCGATTACATCCACAAGAAACTCTATAGCTCTACAGGTATTTTGTCAGATATCTTGAGATCTGTGGTAGAGTTCATCGATAGTAGGCTCTCCGTCTATACACAGATCTTGATGGATAAGCCTATGAAGTTGGAAATGAGTGATAAAGGTAAAATCACTCTGTCTCCTAGGGATAGTACATACAGCTACAACTCATTTTCTAATGGTGAGAAGAGAAGATTAGATATCAGTATCCAATTCGCTCTACACGACTATTGCTACATGCATTGTGGTGTAGGATTCGATACTCTATTCATTGATGAAGTTCTTGACACTCTAGATGATGTAGGTGTGACTAATATCCTACAGGTATTGAAGATGAAGATGGAGTACTGCGGACTCTCACGGATCTTCGTAGTGACCCATAATGACGAGTTGAAGTCTTACTTCGACTCTGCACTCACTGTCAGTAAAGACTTGAGAGGTATAACTTCTCTCGTCTCCTGAATATAACATAATCATGGAGGTACGAACTATGGAATGTGCTAACTGTCAGATCGCTTACCGATTCTTCAACAAGTTTGACTACTCTAAGGATGTCAAACTCCCTACGAGATCGACTCCACGCGCAGCTGGGTATGATTTCTACATGCCAGAGACTGTCACTCTCCCTCCTTATGAAGTAGTCCTCGTTAAGTCTGGTATCACTGCTCACATGCACGACGACGAGTATCTACAGATCCAGACTCGTAGTTCTCTCGCATTGAAGTATGGTCTTTCTCTTGTAGGTGGAGTCGGTATCATCGATGCAGACTACGCTGGTCGTGAGATTGGATTCATCTTTATGAATCTAGGTAAAGAACCACTGACTCTTGAGAAAGGTACGAGAGTTGTCCAGGGCATCTTCAAGAAGTATTACATCACCGATGACGATGCTCCTCTGAATGGAGAACGTTCTGGTGGATTTGGATCTACGGGAGAGAGGTGATCACTATGAGTAAGAAGAGATTTGATGGACCTGCAGGTCGTATAGTACCTATGAAACCGTCAGGAGATAGTCATAAACCTGATATGGATGAGAGACTCCAGCTACCTGCTACTTTAGCAGAGGTGTTCAGAGTTTCTGAAGCTGTTGCACGAGACGTCATTGATCAGGTATTCAAGAGTTCATTCGCTAGTATCACAGATCTCTCTGTAGCTCAGACTCTCCATATCAACGCTATCACTAAGGTGTTGATTGATGCGGGATTGACTACGCAAGAGGACTACATGGAAATCCTGAAGGAAATGACTGACGAGTACAATCGTCAACGTCGTGAGGTAATGTCTAAGATCAATAAGGGTGAGACTAATGAAGGAGAGGTAGCTGAGGATGATCATCAAGACATTCCAGGAGATGCAGGAGTATCTGCAGAAACAGCCGAGACTGACCTATGAGCTCCAGGATCTCCATGAGATCCTAACCTCGGAGACTATCAGTGAAGAGGTAGTAGATTATTTGAGAACGTCTCTCAAGGTGCCTGAGTTCCTCTTGAAGAAAGATCTTCTGAGGATGATCGCTCATGATCTATGTGACGAGCATCACCGTCTCTACGATACGGAGGATCTAGCTATAGGTACAGATGCTGATGGTAAGATCCAGAGTATACGTCCAGAGAAGAGACTCCCTGTGTACTATGTGGATCAGTGTGAGAAACTCTTAGACACGCTCTCTGACGATCGTCAGATGGTGTACGTAGAGTCTGTAGTATCTGGAGATACGATCCAAGTCCTGTATACTCATGTAGCTCACGAGATGTTCGGAGGTGTAGTATTCTTCTTCAATAGAGACACTTCTGCAGTCTCTGCTCGTAGGTACATTAAGTCTCATAACATGTATCTGTATCTCCCTAGCAAGTACTATAGCAAGTCTACTGGAAGGTATGATAGGTATACAGATAGCTATCGTCTCTCACTGGAGACGATGCTCCAGAGGATCCTACTTGATATTGAAACGAATTCCTATCTGGAGTCCCTGGAAGTATCGTCCGATAGTATCAATGATACAGATCTCCTGTCCCTGGAAGAAGTTTCTACGATTGTATCCTCCACTCATGATCACGACTCAGTCACGTTACTGGATCCTTATCGTGAAGACTCAGACTTCGACGATAAGTACTATGATTATCTGTGGAGATGCTCAAATATAAAGACGACAGTCTCCGCAGTCTTAGGTTACCTGTCATCTGAGGATCCCGAGGTACTCTCAGGTGAGGAGTTTAGATCTACTCTAGGCTCTATACTCATAGGGTCTAAGATCAGAGATCGTCTCTACAAAGAGTGATCTGTTCTAGGTGGATATCATGGACGATCTAAGAAGCTATAACGACTATCTGTCGTCACCTGTTCAGCTTGAGAAGTTAACAGAAGTGTGTAATTCGATATTTAAGTTTGGTGAGTTCCAGAGATTACCAGAGCTCACACCTCTCATCATGCCTATCGTGAATATCGTATATTATCAATCTATTAAATCTCTAGATGATCAGTATTTCGCCTATGACGATCTGTTGCAGGATGTCCTCTTAGAGATTTTCTCTGACATGAAACTGCGTTGGGATAAGTATATTCATATCGATAATTATTATGAATATATCAAGAGGACAGCCTATAAGATCATGGTGAGTGCTGTACATTCATACCATAATTACTATAGTGTAGTCGAGTTGTCCCCTGAAGAGTGTGAACCTCATATCTCAAAAGATACTCTCCAAGAGTATGTTGAGATGCGACTCCTCCTGAGCACATTTGAAGATCGTGTACTAGACAGGACACATGACTTACTTAAACATAGGCTCAGTCGTAAGAAACTAGTCCGAGATATCTTTGACGCTCTCTATATCATGAAGGATCCAGATCATCTAGCAAAAGTCCAACGTATGCATCATGCAATGGGTATATCGCATGAACTATTACGTTTTTATGAGACGAGAGTCCAGTATATATATTCATTAGTATCTCGGGTTTGTCTCGAATCTCTGAAGAAAGGAGGGTCTACGATGGACGAATTTAATAAAATCATCTCTCGGATTGAGAGTAGTGACTATGAGACTCTTTCCCTCCTCTACGGAGATACAGTTCTACCTGAGATCTATGCAGAATTTGGGCAAGATGTTCTCCTGAGATTCGTTAAGTTATTTGGAGGAATGACACTGACTATCCCAGATAGTAGATCTGTAGGTGATACAATTCTAGGAGGTACTGTTTACAATCTCGCAGAGGGAGAACGTGACAATCTCTCTAAGGTATCTGAATTGTATGGTATGCCTTTGAGAGTACTCCAGAGGATTTTTGATAAGCATATCAGCGATACTATGAGGAAGGAGAGTTATAAATCAAAATGACACCTAGAATACCTGAACAGTGTAGAGGATGTCTGAATATGACAGTCTCTACTGGATTGTGCACTCTCTATGAGCAGCTGCCAGGAGAGTATGGTAGGGAGGATGTCCTATCTTGTCCTTCCTACTTAGATGCTGCTAAGGATAATCAACTCACGATCCTCGCTAAGTATATAGATGATGATACGGACGGTATAGTCTCTCAGGCTCTAGAGAGGGCAGTCAATCAGATCATGGGAGGTTATCAAGAGAAGTTCAAGATCATGGTCGTAGGAGTAGCTCGACGTAAGATAAAAGCTATCATCCGTATGGTAGATGTGATTGATAATCTTCTTGATAAGCTGTCATCGACTGAAGAGCTACAGAATATGACAGCTAATCAATCTCTCCGATTATTGTCAGAGCTCAATGCGTCTGTCAATAGTGATCTGAGTTTCATCATGAAACTCATTGAGCCTGATAGTACATTCAAGGATATCCAAACATTCATTGATGCTAGACAGATCAATGTCAATGGAGCATCTCCTGCAACGAATGCCACAGCAGAACAGATTCTTCAGCTTTCCAGTACATCTAGAGATAAGATCCGCGACGCCTTTGATATGTTGTTACGTAATATAGAGCCTGACTCTTCTTCACCTGTTACTCTACCTACAGAGGAAGTCAAAGAAGTCCTGGAGGGTGGTGACATCTGATGTCTGCTCTGTCTTACGATGAGTATCTGTCAAAAGTGCAAGAAGTCTTACGCAGGCAGAATAAGACTATCTCGAAGGAGAGTCTCTCCTTGATACTAGAAGCGAGCTCTAAAGGGTTGTTAGAAGCGCTCAGAGAGTCTCCGACTGTCCACGTTGCCCCGTTCGGGTGGTTCGAAGTAACCCCTCTAGCAAGGCGTATACACGTTCTCAGAGGTAAAACTTACGAATCACACACTCGCTACAAGCTGAAGCTCTATATGGCTAAAGATTTATTAGAGAATGTCAGTGAGATCTACGATCAATATAGAGAGGATGAGTGATATGAGTTATCAAGAGACTACGATGTACCCTACAGATATCCTGAAGAGTAAGTACAGGACTATCTTAGAAGCTTCTAGTCTCTGCGGATGTACAATCCAAGATGTACTAGCTGCAGTCAATTCAGGAGCTATTCCGTACGCTGAATTCTCTGTACCTGGTCAGAAGAGGAGGATCCCTCATGTTAATCCAGAAGATCTCGAGAGGTATTTGAAGAATGTCAAATCTGATCCTAGCAATTGATCCGTCTCTCAACTCTACAGGGATTTGTGTCCTCCCTGTAGAGTCTAAGACTCCTATAGCGTACCAGTGTATCCGACCACCTGTCGGAGATCCTAGGAGACTTTCCTACATCTATAGTATGTATCGGACACTATTTAAGACTTACGGATCTGATTTGGTTTATATAGCTTATGAAAAGCAGATGAATCAGATGAGATACGGATATCAGTCTGGTACTATCTTAGAGCTCGCTGAGAATATCGGAGTCCTGAAACTATCTATCCTTCACTGCATCGATAATTTTAGGACGAAGATCGTACGTGTCCAGCCAGATGTGATCAAGAAGTACGCAACGGGTAATAGTAAAGCTACGAAGGATGATATGATTGCAGCTGTAAATGGTAATCATATCAAATCTATGAGACACAGCGTTCCAGAGGATGCTGTCAATGATGTTGCGGATGCTTATCATCTAGCACATCTAGTACAGTCTCGTATATCAGACGGTACTATTGAAGAATTAATATATGAAGGGTGGTAATCAAGTGATTTCTCAAGCTGAATTCCTTTATGGCTACGTTCGTAATATAGTAGCTCAGCACACTAATTCTCTGCACTCTCCTGAGTCTGGACATCCAGAGTGTACTCCAAACGATGTATTCATCGTCTGGTACTGTAAGGCTCTCCAGAATCACAAGGCACTAGCTTCGTCTCCTATGTCTGGGGATATGTATTACGAGGTCACCTACAATGGAAATCGTGGTGAGATCTACGTAGATGTATACAGGAAGTCTGATGCGTTGAAAGTCCAGGTAGAAGTAAGAGATGACACGTCTCCTATTAAGGAAGAGTCAGCTGATGAGACTCCCCATGGATCTACGGAGGAGGTTCAAGAATGAAGTTAGTCACACAACCTACTTGTCGTCATTGTCATGATCTCAAGAGTATGCTCGACCGTGAAGGTATCCAGTACGAAGAAGTAGACCTGACGGCTGATACAGAGGATTCTAAGAGAGCTCGTATCATAGCTAAAGCTAATAAGATCAGGGTAACTCCTTTCATCCTATACAGTCAAGAAGGATATATAGGAGTCTTGTCCTACGAGGATATCATGAAGAAGAGCACCTCAGATTTGATGAAATTATCCCGTCTGTAAGATAGTGAAGTCCCTAGGATCCATGTGGTCATAGGGACTCTTATTTCGTAATCATCGAATCGGAGGGGAGTATAGTGATAACTGAATATTATAACCTAGGAGATGAAGAGCTAGCTGTCGTAGTGGCAGATAAAGTAAATCAACTCCGTGCGGACGGCTATCAGGTTGAATTTGGTACCATAGGTGTCCGTACTACTTATTGTTTCATCCACAAGGATGATATTGAGATCGTTGGATATACTTATATCCGTGGAGATCTGTCTAAGAAGAGATACGTATTGGGTCAGTATAAATCCTTGATGCAGGCTGTTAACCGTAAGTATCTCCTCTATGACTCTATTAAATATATTGTGAATGGAGATACTGACGATGGACGTTAAGAAAGTAATTGAATCTTATCTAGACAAATCTGACTGGAGAGTCAATGAAAATAGTAATGCTGCACCTACTATAGGAGCTTTGACTAAGCATGCAGCTGGTCAGGCATTCAGTGAATATTGGAGATCTCAGGTATATAATCCTATCAATCCTGAGATCACAAAAGCTCATGATAGTGGACATTTTCATATCCATGATCTGTCTGCCGGTCTAACTCTATATTGCTGTGGGTATAGTCTAGAGACTATCCTACGTGAAGGTATCCACGGTATCCCTAATGTATCTCGGAGTTCACCGCCTAAGCATATCGACTCTGCATTTGCTCAGATAGTGAATCTTACTACGACATTCCAGAATGAAATTGCAGGTGCTGTAGCTTATAGCTCTGTAGATACTCGTCTCGCTCCTTATATCAAGAAGGATGGATTGAATGAAGTGCAGGTACTCCAGGAGATCCAGAGATTCGTATATGCACTGAATTCTAACTCTCGTTGTGGTGCTGAACCTGCATTCACTAATATCACCTTAGACCTCACAGTCCCCGCTGATATGAAGGATCAGCATCCTATCATCGCAGGAGAGACTATGCCTTTTACATACGGAGACTGTCAGGAACAGCTTGACATGTTTAATCGTGCATTCTTACGTGTCTGTATTGAAGGAGACTACAATCATCGTCCTTTCTCGTATCCAATCCCTACGTATAACATCACCAAGAATTTTGATTGGAATTCTCCTATCGCGGATCTACTGTTTGAGTTAGCTGGTAAATACGGTGTGCCTTATTTTGCTAACTATATTAATTCTGATATGGATCCGTCCGAAGCAAGGTCAATGTGCCCACTTCATGGGGATACGTTGATAGACGTTCTACTAGATACAGGAGAGGAAGTCACGTTATCTATCCGAGAGATCGTAGGAAAAGAAGTCAGTGTCCGATACAATGGAGAGTGGAAGCTAGCTCGTGGTGTCAGGTCTGAAGAGCAGATCCTGTATGAGGTACGTGATACTTCTGGACATTGCCATCGTATGGGAGAGTATCATCTTCAACCTATAGTCCGGAACGACGAGTTTCTGACTGTACATATAGGAGAAGTTAGATTAGGTGATTATTTCTTGTACTCAGTTGATGGGTATACGAAATTCTACGAGGTAATCGCTATCGATACTCTAAATCTGAATGACGATCTATACTGCGTGGAGGTACTGTAATATGAAGTGTGTGGTTTGTGGTAAAGAATTATACGGATCTCCAGTTAATATATGTAGATCTTGCTACCTGGAGTCTCTAGACGATAAAGTATGTCTCGGCTGTGGTAGACTCCTCTCTAAAGAACAGATTCGTAGAGGTTTTACCTTCTGTAGTCATTCTTGTTATAACAAGTCTCCTCACGCGAGTTCTAATGGTGTTGAATTATGTGAGAGGAATAAAGAAAGTACACCTTGGTGGAATTACAAGAATTTTATACGCTATCCTGGTAATAAGTTACCGTATGCATACTTCTATGTAGTCAGTACATCGTTAGGAATAAAAGTCGGTATCTCTATGTATTTTTACAAGAGGATAGAAGAGATCACTAGGTGCAAAGGTAATAGGTCTGAAGACTCTTATGTCTACAGAGTATACTTGATGAATACCTTAGATGCTTCGTATTTAGAGAGCTACATCCACAGAGTTTTCGAACATAAGAACGAGTATCACAGAGTCGAGGATCTCAATGCTATACTAGGGGCAGTAGATAACCCTAAAGTATTCACAACTATCAATCATCTCGTAGATGACAGGAATCCTAATCTCAACTATGCTAAAGAATTAGTCTTCCAAGGTACTTATACGGAGTTAGAGAAAGAATTCAAGTCAAAGACACGAGAATGTAATCTATCTAGGTGGACTGTTAATGAGCATAAGGAAGAACTCTATCCCGTAGTAGGTCCGACTCACACTCCTCCGGACTGCTCTATAAATGACGCTAGACTTTTTGAGTTACACGATGGATTGATAACTCATAACTGTCGTCTCAGACTTGACCTCCGTGAACTCACGAGACGAAATGGAGGATTATTTGGATCCGGAGATTCTACAGGATCTGTAGGTGTCGTCACTATTAATCTCCCTCGTCTAGCTTATGAAGCTGTTCACTCTAAGAAGACAGATAAGTCAGCTATGGATCTCTTCTATGAATCACTCTATAGATACATGGATCTAGCTAAAGAATCTCTCGTCATCAAGAGAGATTATCTGAATCGTGAGATCCTCTCTAAGCATCTACTTCCTGCATTTGAGACCTACGTAGGTACTATGGATAATCATTTCAGTACTATCGGTCTCATCGGTATGAATGAGATGTGTCAGAATCTCGTAGGTGTAGGTATCCATTCTCCTCTAGGTAAGCAATTAGCTCTAGAGGTACTAGATGCTATGAGAGAGCGTCTCTCTGATTATCAGGAAGAGACAGGTGATCTCTGGAATCTCGAAGCTACGCCAGCTGAGTCAACTAGTTACCGTCTAGCTAGTATAGATAAGAAGGACTATCCTGACATCTACACACAAGGTCCAGATGATGCTCCTTACTACACAAACTCATGTCATCTACCTGTCAAAGAAGTATCTACTATGAAAGATCTCTTTGATAATCAAGATGAATTACAGTGTAAGTTCACTGGAGGTACTGTAGTACATCTCTATTGTGGTGGACCTATGTCAGGTACACAAGCTAAGCATATCATACGTACTATCTGTACCAATTATTCTCTACCTTATGTATCTATCTCACCTGTAGTCACACTATGTGAAGAGCATGGTCAGCTACCTACTAAATCTGATACGTGCCCTAAGTGTGGACGTCCTACATCTCAGCTACAGAGGATCACAGGTTACATACGTGATACTAGATATTGGAATCCTGGTAAGAAGTCTGAGTATTCTGATCGTAAGCAATTCCAGGATTTTGTGATCTAGTCTCTATTATACACTCTTTATCTAGGATACCTAGTACTGGATATCAAATTACGATACTAGGTATCCTATCTCTGTATAATACGTACACCTATCTATCTACTATAGATACTACGATACTATGAAGTTAGTGAGGTACGTACTAGACCTACGACTACTAGTACTATCTCTATTCTATATGTATCATACCCTACTATCTATTATATACTACTAGAGAGGAGGTTATCTATTATCTATGTCAGATACATCTACTAACACTACTACTAGTACAGATAGTAGTAATCTACGTAAGATCATACAGCTGAGAGACTCCTCAGATCATTCTCGTGTATACCCTCTCACCTTGATCAATGCGATACATGATAAGGATGGTAAGTCACTCATACAGTATCTCAATGATGCCTTAGGTGATCTTAATATTCCTGAGATCAAGTTAGACATTGATAAGATCTATGAGTCACTAGCTCTTAAGCAGGGTAGGCTAGACTCTACTATATCGGAGAGAGCGTTACGTTATCTCAATCGTGAGCTCTCTATAGATCTATCTCACATAGCTACTATCTCAGATAGATTAGTCATCTATGAAACATTAGATGACCCTACTACACTAGACTCTGGTAAGTACAAGCTAGTACCTGGTACTATCTACTATCCTATAGACTCTCTAGTATCAGCTGCAGAGTATACATCTGAGTCAGGTTGGGTATCTATCATAGAGGATACTGACCTGATGACATTCCTATATTCTATCTCAGGTGTGTCAGCTAGGTCACGAGGATCAACTAGAGTAATTTCATCTGAGACACAGCCTATCTATCCTAGAGGTAATCTAGTCAATTCAGGTCATATATGGATAGATACTAGTACATCCGAGCTATCTCCTTATATCTATAATGGATCATTCTTCAAATCTATATTCAATACAGATACAGAGATAGTTCGTACGTCTGGATTAGATCAGCTATTACAGTATCTACCGTCTAGAGTACTACTAGTGAGTAGTGATCCAGCTGATAAGGATAGTCAATGTATCTATAATGATCTGACCAATCCGTTGTCTGTAGTAGATAGGTATAGTGAGGGTCATCCTACCTTATCCAGTATAGGTGTAGACTTCATCAAGACCTACATGTATACGTACCTAGACGCATACACTACTAAGAATAAGTTTAATCTACACGTGAGTCCTAGTGCTCCTCTAGTATATGATGAAGGAGATATCTGGATAGACGACTACTTGAGTACTATGTACATAGCTACTAGGACTAAGGTGAGAGTACAGTGGACTAATATGAGATACCTATCCTTGGATCCTAAGATAGCATGTCTCAATCTCTACAGGAGATCAGATGTATTTGATCCGTCTGTAGATACTACACTATGGTCAGACCTAGGTGCAGGTACCAGTATCACTACTAGTAATATAGTAGAGACTATCGACGGTAAGTACAACGTACAACAGATCTCTGAAGAAGGTAAGGATATCTCTCAAGTAGTATCTGTACGTCCTGGTAAGATCTATACCTACTCAGCTTGGATGAGATCTGAGAGTACTACTAGGATGACCTATAGATATAGTAGTGGATTGAAGATCGTATCCTCTACATTAGCAGCTGGAGCTAAGATTAATGACGAGTATCAGAGATACTCTGTTACATTCACTACCAATGAAGGAGTATCTCTATGTGACCTGAGATTTGAGTCTATGGAGGACTCACCTTACAGAGTCTATGGTATCACTCTGAATGAAGGTGCAGAGGATACTGGATGGAGTCCTTCTATACTGGATCTACTAGATAGCCTGCGATCAGCTATCAATACTAGGGAGTCCTCGTTATTCATCCATAGAGACGTAACTCCAGTGACTCCTGTAGTAGGAGATCTACGTATAGATGGAGATATACTCCTGAGGTCTATGACTACTGGATGGGATAATGTATCTACAGTAGAGTCTAAGCTATTGATTGATACTGTCACTTCCAGTTATAATACCTCTGGTACGACTGTAGTACAAGTACGTCCAGTACCTCCAGGTAAGACCTATACAGCTAGATCAGATCTAGGTAGGACAGAGCTAGTCTATGGAGATATCTGGGTAAACTCTAAGGACTACTCTATCTATAGATGGGATAGAACAGGGTGGGTATCTCCTAATGGTACTACTATTACTAGCCTGGAGATCCTCTTCTCTAGTGGTGTCAATATCCTACGTGGTACTAATACTAGAGGTAGTACAGAGTCTCCTGAATGGTCTAGTGCTACATTTGGAGATCTCACTGAGGATAGTGTAGAGGTCATCAAGCCTACAGATCCTCCTGTATCTATCATAGAAGCTGCGTGGTCTGTCACCCAGCCTGCATCCTCTAGTGACGAGAGAGGTATCTATCAAGTAGGCGTACCTTGTAGGAGAGGAGAGACACATACACTATCATGCTATGCTAGATCAAAAGGTGCAGGAGCTATCCTGCATATGTACTATGGATCTCCTCAGAATGTTATAGGTATGACGTATGCCTTGAATACTACATGGGATAGGTATCAGTTCACATTCGTAGCAGGTGACTCTGATGGTAATGCTGTACAGAACGACAGGACTAGTGTCTACTTCTTAAATAGTACTATCGATAGTACCGTCGAGATCTGTGGTATGAAATTAGAAGTCAATCCTATAGCTACGCAGTACCTACCATGTCCTATGGATACTAATCAGTCTGACTATGAGAACTACGTAGTAGTCAAAGGTAGGCTCTCTGAACTATCGGATGATGGTATCATGAATCTCGTATTCACTAGTTCTAGATATACTACAGATCAGCAAAACCTATCTAATCAGATCAATAAGAAAGTATCTGTCTACAAGCAGAAGTTAGATCCTAGGTTGCATGATCAAGATGGTAAGCTGTTGGATCCTCAGAGACCTATGTACGATGGAGATCTATGGTTAGTCGTAGAGGATGTACCTACAGGAGATGGAACGACTACGGTACCTGCAGTCACTGGTATGATGAGATACGACGGTACTGGATGGGGTACTACTGGATTAGCTAGTTCCGTACTGGTAGAGCAGACAGCTACCAGTCTACAGTATAGTATTAATAATGTACAAGGTAATGTAGACGGTATTGAGGATAAGCTAGGTGCACACTTTGTATTCGGTACTAGTGGTCTGACCATAGGTGAGAACTATGCAGTAGATAGTAGTGTTCAGTATAAGTTCTATACGAAGTATGGACCACGATCTATTGAGTTCTTCAAGAGAGATAGACAGAGTAGTATTGATACATCGTTAGGGTCTGTATCTGGTGATGGATTCAAGTTACCTAATGCAGAGATAGGTAATGCATTAGTATTCGGTAACTACGCTATTCTACCTGAATCAGACGGATCTGCGTATCTCTGTAAGTACAGGACTATATAACAGTAAAGGTAGGTGAGATATAGATGGCTACTCATACATTACCTCTAGTCTACGGGTCTGATACATCCAATCTAGGAAGCTCACTAGAATTCAAAACATTCACCAGGTGTGATGCGTCTGTATCTGTACTGAGTTCGTCCTTAGATGACAATACTACTACATTATCCTGGGCATTCAGACTGGTAAGATTTGATAAGAGTTGGACAGATACATCTGACGATAGTAATACCTATCTGGATGTATATATCGACGGTACTCGAGTGCATCGGAATACCGGTCCAATATCAGTAGGGTATAATAAGTCCTTTCCAATAGGTAGTGGGTCTATAGTCATCACTCATGATGTAGACGGTAGTAAGAAGGATCTAGAAATCAGAGTTATAGGGATCGCTAAGAATAGTAGTGGTGGTAATTTCAGTGGGTGTGTAGCTACCTGGACAGTAGACCTCACTCAACTCAAGCGAGCAGATACGATCACAGTATCTCCTACGTCTACACTAGAGGTAGAGAATAGTCTAGCTGTCACTATCACTAGACTACCTGGTACTAACTACTCTCACAATGTATACTACGAAACGTCCTCAGGTACCAAGGTTGATCTAGTCAGTCCAGCTGATTCTGGTCTATCCTGGACATTCACGTTACCTGCATCACTAGCTAGTTACAATATTAAAAAGACGTCTTTTAACCTGATAATACACTGTCAGTCTTACTCAGGATCTAATGCATTAGGTATAACCACAGCTACTACTAGTTGTACTATACCTGATACAGATTCATTCAGACCACAACTGTTCAATCTAGTACATTCAGATACGACAGATTATTCCTCTAAGTACGGACAATATCTCCAAACCCTCAGTAGATTGAAATTCACATGTTTCCTAGGATGTAAGTTTAATGCCACTCTACAAGATATACGAGTGACCTTTGATAATCAATCTGCAGTAGTATCTACTACATCTGAGGTGGAAACCTTGTATCCAGTACAAGGGTCAGGGAATGTACCTGTATCTATAAAGATCACAGATAGTAGAGGACTTTCGTCTACGTACACTGATACCGTACCTGTGACAGCCTATGCTCCTCCTATCGTTACTACAGCTCAGGCTCTCCGTAAGACTCAAGGAGGTGTAGTTGATAGTAATGGTGCCTATGTAGGAGTAGATTATACATTCTTATGGACACCTCTAGGTACTAATAATAAGATTACGTATGAGTTACAGTATCGTGATCTCACGACAGCTGCATTCTCCTACTTTGATCAAGCAAATAGTTCTGGATCTGATGTAATCTTACCTGCAGCTAGTAGGACTTATTCTACATCAGTAGCTAATCTATCTAATGCATTGTCTACTACACAGAGCTACGAGTTCAGGTTGTATGTACATGATACAGTATCTGGAAATCTGGGATACTACTATCCCTTCTATCTATACTCTGTATCACGTCTGATGCATTTTGGTAAGGATGGAGAGTCTCTAGGTATAGGAGCACAAGGAGAGTTCTCACATACATTGAATGTAGGATATTCTCTTCGTAATCCTGGAGGTATCCGACCTGTACTACCTCCTACGGGTAGTAACATAAATGATCTAAAGACTCCTACTACCTACGTATTCAAAGCTCCTGATGTAGTCTCTGGTACCCTACCTACCGATGTATCTGGTAACTGCTCACTAGAAGTCATCCCAGTAGGTGAATCTGAGACGACTAATCATGTATATCAGAGACTACGTTGTGAGAATACGAGTACGCAGAATAAAATCTTTGAACGTCTCTATAACGGGTCGACATGGACTGACTGGTATACTATAGGGGAGACTACATCTGCTACTCCTGACCCTACACCTAGTGGACTGACTGCAGCTGAGGTCATTAATTTGATCTATCCAGTAGGGTCTATTTATCTATCCTACGGATTACAGGATCCTAATACGTTCCTACCTGGGACTACCTGGGAACTCCTAGAAGAAGGTCGATTCCTGAGATCTGCTAGTAGGACAGGTAGTGTCATATTAGGGAGTACAGGAGGTAGTACTAGCCAGTCTTTGAGTATTACTGTACCAAATCATAAACATATAGATTCGTCTGGTTACAACACCAGTAATCGTCTAGGTGGAATGACATTTAAGGATGGGTCAGATACCAGTACGTTCAATGCTTCACTCTTTGCATATCCTTCTGCAGGATCTACAGGGAGCGGTAGTTACACGTGGAAAAGAGGTAAAACTTCTACCCCTACAGACTCTGAGACTACGAGTGTGACTGTAGATACTGTACCTCCGTACCTAGCAGTCTACATGTGGGAAAGAAAATCTTAAGATAGGAGATTATATTATGAAATATCGTGGAGTCTATCATGACCGACTAGATGCACCATTTGTAGGATCACTCATTTTTGCATATGATTGTCATCATCAATGTCCTGGATGTTGTCATGAAGATCGACATACGACAAAGGTCTATGAAGCTACACCTGAAGAAATCATCCAGACCGTCCTAGATTACAGATTCTCTGAAGGTATCATCCTAGGTGGATTCGAGTGGACAGAACAGTATCAGGATCTACTCGATCTACTACACTGTGCTACGGAGAAGAATCTACGTATGATGCTCTACACACACTATGATGAGTGTGAAATGAGAAGGAAGTTTCCGGAGCTCTATACCTTTCATGGATTATACATCAAGTATGGAGAATATCGGAGAGATTTACATCAGGATGGGTACACTTCGATGGGTATACCTCTAGCATCAACAAATCAGTATATTAAAGAAGTCCCTTGATACATAATGAATAGGTGGGGTGCTATGAATGACTATAGGTGGAATAGTCGATTGGTTGTTGTCTAACTCAGTAGCCGTAGGTTCAGTAGTAGCTTTTATACTATTGATCGTCAAGGTATCTAGGAAACTAGATAAGATCCAGAGAGATCAGACGACTACGACTACTAACATGAAAGAGATCAAAGATACTAATGCTAAGTTGACTACATCCTTGAACGACACTAACTCTAAGCTGTCATCTTTAGAAGACTCTCTTGGAGATATCTCTGATAGACTGAAAGTCTGTGAAACAGCTATAATGAGTAGTCGTCAGGATAGATCTGAACTCCGTACTCTCGTGGAGGATCTAAAGCGAGAAGTGACTCATCTCGAAGATAGTCGATCAGAAGCTACAGAACGAACGATGATAACACTACAGAGTATCAGAGCTTCTCTCATAGGTTTAGTAGAGGTAGGAGCTAATGGTCCAGTCAAACAAGCATTAGCAGAACTCGATGCATATCTATTCAAAAAGGGTTCTGAATAACTAGAGATCGTAGGTGTATGGAATGAAGATAGATCAACTCTCTCCTGTCCTCAATCGATTGAATCCTGAGGAGAAGGATATCCTAGTAGATCTGATAGAAAGATCTACATCGTCTGGAGAGATTGACCTCTCTGTACTCTCAGATTTATATTATGCAGACTATGAGGAGGTACCTGTCTCTATAGATCAGTTCATCTCAGATCCACATTATCTAGGTGATGTATACGATAAAGGGTCTCTGATATATCCGTATTGGAGATCCTTTATGCATACCGCATTCCATGATAATCCTAACAAGGCATTCGAGATAGGACTGACAGGAGCTATAGGAACAGGCAAGAGTACCGTAGCTGCTGTCATGATGACATACATGATCTACAAGACACTATGTCTAAAAGATCCTAGATCCTTCTATAAGTTGACAGGCAACTCTCCTATAGTATTCATCGTGATGAACCTGACACTAGATCTAGCTTATACAGGATTGTACAGTCTAATCGTCGAGAATATCAAACAGTCTCCTTGGTTCTGCGAGAGAGTCACTATCCGAGGAAAGTATGACTTCACTATAGAGTTTGGTAAAGGTATCTCACTGATGGCGGGATCCAACGTTCAGCATTCTATAGGTAAGAACGTCATAGGAGCAGTCCTCGACGAGGTTAACTTCAGTAAGGCTCCTAAGGGTAGTAAAAATAGCGTCATGGATCTCTATCGTAATATCAGACGACGTATGGAATCTCGATTCATGAAGCAGGGTATCATGCCTGGATTCTTGATCATGGTATCTTCTAAGAACTCTGAGCTAGACTTCCTAGAGCAGTACCTAAACTCTGTACGTCATAGCAATAAGATCCTAATCGTTGATGAACCTGTCTATAAGATCAAACCTCCAGAGACATATCTGGGACCTAAATTCAAAGTCGCTGTAGGAGATAAGACTAAAGACAGCTTCATCATAAAGGATGATCATGACGAGAGTCGAGCTACGGATTACAACTATAGAGTCATCGAGGTACCTATTGAATACAGACCAGCATTCGAAGGAGATATCAACGAGAGTCTCCGAGAGATAGCTGGTATAACTGTATTCAATAGTAACAAGTTGATACCGTATCCTAAGAGGATCCTACAATGCGTAGATGAGACTAGAAGGTCACCATTCTTCCAGGAGACTATCTTCTTGGATCTGAATACAGATGATGAGGTAGTAGACTATCTAGACGGTATCAAGAGATTGAAATCCTTAGATCCTACTAGACCTAGATTCATCCATGTCGATATTGGATTGAAGGGAGACTGTCTAGGATTAACTGTAGTCCACGTATCTAAGAAGACGTTAGTATCTAGAGTCAATGAAGAAGGTACTACGATCGACGTCCAGGAGAATGTCTATTATCAGGATCTATCACTGAGGGTAGCTGCTAATCAAGGATCTGAGATCCCTCTCTATAAGATCCGTGAATTCATCATATGGATACGTAAGAATCTCTGGAAGATAGCTAAGGTGACGTACGACGGATTCCAGTCTGCTGATAGTATCCAACTATTACGTACAGCTGGATTTGATACAGGATTACTCTCTGTGGATAGAACGGATGTTCCGTATCTGACACTACGTTCAGCTATCTTAGATAATCGGGTACAACTCTATCATCATGATACGTTACTACGTGAGTTAGAGGAGTTGGAGTATGATCGTACACATCGTAAAGTCGATCACCCTATCCTCTCGATAGATAATAGACCTGGATCTAAGGACGTAGCTGATAGTCTCTGTGGAGCTATCTATGACGCACAGGAGTACTACTCAGTAAAGGATCCTATGAAGAATCTGGTACGTAAGGATACGTTGAAGACACAGATGAATGTACTAGCTCAATTAAAGAAAGATAAACCTCTATCTATTGAGGAAGAGATGCAAAGAGTGGACTGGCTGTGAGGTGATGAACTCATGATACTCGTGTCCCGTATAAATCAAACAATCCTATGTCCTAAAGGAGATACAGGTCTCCTTAGGGTAAGGATCTTGAAGCCTAATCTCTCTGATCCTACATATGCTAAATTCTATATCTACAATAGTGTAGGTACAGTAGTCCTCCAGAAGATCGTGAAGGTTTCTAACAATATCGTAGCTATCGCGATACAGTCTGAAGATACATCTTGTATGAATCTAGGTATGTACAGGTGGAACTGTACGATCTACCAGAACGCTGAGCTCACCTCTACTGGAGATCTCCTATGTATCTCTGGTAAGACTGTCATAGATACATTATTCTATAAGAATCCAGTCGGAGATACGACTCCGTATTTCATCTTGAAGGGAGCTAATCATACAGAGCACGCCGGAGAGTATAGGATCACAGACGATGAAAAACGACTCTTATACGAAGGTGGTGAGTAGAGATGCCGTTAGAATTAGATAGCGTACTGTATATAGGATCATCACCAGCATATAGAGAGTTAGCTGACCAAGAACTTATCCTAGCTGAGATCAATCCTGCTTATTATAAAGGTGATAAGGGTAAGGATGGATTGATCCCTATCATAGGAGATAACAATAATTGGTGGCTAAAGGATCCTGAGACTGGAGAGGTACAGGATACAGGACAACCTGTGACAGGAGGGACAGTAGACTATGAGCAGCTACGTAATAAACCTAAGATCAATTCAGTCGAACTAGTAGGAAATAAGTCTACGAAAGAGTTAGATATCATGGAGTCTCTAACTAATCAAGATATACTAGACATTCTAGGGAGGTAGGTAATATGGCTAATAAGTATCTAGACCAACAAGGTCTGATTTTCCTGTGGAGTCAGATCAAATCTAAATTCGTGAAGACAGAAGAGGGTAAAGGACTCTCGTCTAATGACTATACTACAGCTGACAAGACCAAGCTAGCAGGACTCTCTCCACTATCTCCTGCTACATCTACTACACTCGGTGGAGTCAAGATAGGTGAAGGATTATCTGTGACAGCCGACGGTACAGTGAAAGCTACAGTCACAGCGGATGTCAATTTCTATACAGGAGATCGAGCTGATGGTGAGAGTGACATTGATGTCATCACACGTGTAGTAGGATCTACTGTTATTCATGACGGAGACATCTTTGTGATCCGTACACTCATCCACGGTACCAAGTATAGCTACACTGCCTTCGTCTATGATCAAACCTGGAAGGCTATGGACGGTAACTATGATGCAGAGAATGTCTACATGAGCTCTGATATCATCACAGCTGGTAGCTACACTCAGGTAGGTAACATCACTAAAGGACAATCTGCTACAGGTAGTATAGCTACCGCAGGTAAGAATATCAAAGAGGTATTCCAAGCTATCTTCACAAAGGAGTTAAATCCGGTTACTACTCAGCCTAGTGTATCTATAACACTATCTGGTGCAGGTGCTAAGGAAGTAGGTACTACATTCACTCCTAGCTACTCTGCATCTCTGAATGCTGGTAGCTACACCTATGGACCACCTACGGGTATCACAGCTAAGACGTGGGCTATCAGTGATACGAATAGTGAGACAGCTACTACAGCTAGCGGTCAACTGGAAGCGTTCGTAGTAGCTGACAATACCAACTATCATGTATCAGCTACAGCTACCTATGATGCAGGTGCTATCCCTAAGACTAATCTGGGTAACAATTACACAGCAGGTCAGATTGCAGCTGGATCTAAGTCTAATAACTCATCTAACGTAACAGGATTCCGTAAGTACTTCTACGGATCTAAGACTACTCCCGTAGCTCTGAATAGTGCTAATATCCGAGGACTCACTAACAGTAGTGGAGCCGTAGGGTCTTCTAAGACATTCGATATGACTATAGCTGAGGGTGCTAAGCAGGTCATCATAGCATTCCCTGCTAGTACAAATAAGACATTGAAGAAAGTACTAGATGTAGGAGCGTTCGGTACAGACATCGTAGCTAGCTTCACTATGAGCACAGTATCCGTAGAAGGAGCAGCAGGATACACAGGTGTAGATTATAAGGTGTACGTCTATACCCCAGCTACAGCTCTAGGAGCTAATACGTACACTGTAACGATCTCCTGAGGAGATCATACTAGATAGGAGGTATACACAGTATGGCTAGCTATGTAGAATCATTCGCCAGTAAACTAGACTGGGCAATGCCCTTTCAACGCACAGGAGCATTCCCAATAGATCGTACAGATCTATTCAGTTCATTAGCAGACGCTAAGAAGTATGCAAAAGGAAATGTCAATGATCCAGATTCTCGAGGATTAGCTGGATCGTCTTACATTGGTCAGATCATTACAGTCTATGAGAATGATCTAGTGACTGTTTACAAGATCGACCCGAATAGAGATATCAGTCCTGTTAGTAACTCCTTTGAACTCAAACCAGCTACTGATCAGGTACTAGGTGGTATCATCGTAGGTGCAGGACTGTCTATCACAGAGAGTGGTATCCTATCTGCTACCGGTGGTGGTACTGCTGATGCAGTAGAGTGGGGTAATATCCTTGATAAACCTAACCTCGTAGAAGGCGGTATTTGGATCCATGGTGCATCTACTATCGCAGGTCTGAAGCAGGCTGTATTTGATGGAGCTGCTGCCGGTACTCTGAAGACAGGTGGTCTCTATCAAGGATTGATGACTGGAGCTAATATCATAGGAGGAGAGAGTGAAGTACAGTTTACTATCCTACTCCCTCAGGTCAATCATCCTATCATTTATCTGTACACTACTCCTGGAGCAAACTGCAGGATGTACTTCTGCTACGCTAGACAAGAAGGAGATCAGTGGACAAATAACGTAGTAGAACTCTCTAATAAGACCCTGACTGAATCTGATCTGACTGCATTGAATGCTGTCATTGATGCTAACTATCATCACACGGATGAGAACTTCACAGCTGCTCTCAAGACTAAGCTAGAGAGTATAGCTAGCGGAGCTCAAGTAAATATCATTGAGCAGATTAAGGTCAATGGAGAACTCCAGACTGTTACTGGTAAAGCTGTTGACATCACGGTACCTACTAAGACTTCAGATATCACTAACGATAGTGGATACCAGACAGCTGCTCAGGTAGAGTCTGCTATCACAGATAAAGGATATCAGACAGCGTCACAGGTGACGACTATAGTAGAAGGTAAAGGCTATCAGACAGCTACCCAGGTCAATACCATCGTCGAGGGTAAAGGGTATCAAACCTCTACTCAGGTACAGACAGCTATCAAGGATGCTGTGGCTACTACCTACAAACCAGCTGGCTCTGTACTATTCGCTGATCTACCTACAGCTAGTCAGACTCTCCTCGGTAATGTATACAATGTGAAAGATAATTTCACAACCGATGCTAAATTCTTAGAGGAAGCAGGTAAATCCTATCCTGCAGGTACTAATGTAGTCATCATTCAGGTAGGCGAGTCTTATCTATATGACGTACTAGCTGGATTTGTAGACTTGAGTGGGTACATGGAGACAGGAGACGTAGTTCCTCTCACAAATGAAGATATTGAAACTATCACTAATTCTTAATGCGTAGGAGGTATTGAGTATGAAATATCTATCCTCAGAAGGTTTGACTCATCTTTGGTCTAAGATCAAAGCACTGGTACCTACGAAGGTATCTGAACTCCAGAACGACTCTAACTTCATCACCTCAGCTAGTGTACCTACAGCGGAGACGACTACTCCTAAGATGGACGGTACAGCGTCTGCTGGTACTAGTACTAAATGGTCTCGTGGAGATCACGTCCATCCCTCTGACTCTAACAAGGTAGATAAGATCACAGGTAAAGGTCTATCTACGAAAGACTACACAGCAGATGATCAAGCTAAGTTAGCAGGTATAGCAGCAGGAGCAGAGGTCAACCAGAGTGCTTACAGTACAGTTAAGGTAGGTAATACTTCTGTAGCTGCAGGAGCTAAGCAGGATACATTGACTATCGCAGCAGGTGCTAATGTATCTGTGACAGCTAACTCTTCTACAAAGACAGTCACTATCAGTGCTACAAATGACACCTATGGTGAAGCTACTACTGAGACTCCTGGTTTGATGAGTGCAGCTGATAAAGCTAAGCTAGACGGAATAGCTGATGAAGCTAATAAGTATGTACTCCCAACAGCTACATCGACTGTACTAGGTGGTGTGAAGATTGGTAGTAATATCACTAGCAGTTCTGGGACTATCAGTGTACCTGCTGCATCGACTACCACTGCTGGTGCTACTAAACTACAGACTACCTTAGATACTTCAGAGACTGCTGCTGCTACTCCTAAGGCAGTCAAGACTGTTAGTGACAGTCTATCTACGCATGCAGGGAATACTACTGTTCATATCACAGCAGCGGAACGTACTAAGTGGAATGCTAAGAGCGATTTCAGTGGTGATTATGATGACCTGAATGGTAAGCCGACTATCCCAACTAAGGTCTCTGACTTGTCTAATGATAGTGGATTCCAGACAGCTACGCAAGTATCTACCGCTATAGCAAATGCTAGTCACTTGAAGAGATCCATCGTAGACTCACTACCAGCTGTAGCTAGTGCAGATGCTAATACTATCTACATGGTACTAAAGAGCCCTGCAGGTACTGGAGACGATCTCTACAATGAGTATATGTTGGTCGAGGGTAAATTCGAACTCATTGGTACGTCTGCACCTGACTTGACTGACTACGTTAAGGATACAGACTTAGAAGCTATCACAAACGAAGAAATCGATACGATTGCAGTTTAAGATACTCCTCAGTAGGAGTTCATTAGAGGAAGGTGAATATATGAAGTATCTTAATCTAGATGGCGTCAGTAAGTTATGGGAGAAAAGTGTAGCTAAGTTTGCACTTAAATCCCACACTCATCCTGTAGCTACTACTAGTGATAACGGTTTCATATCGAAATACGACAAGTTGAAGTTAGATATACTAGAGAATACTAACTACCCTCATGACAATCTTCTCTATGATACGAACTACTACGCACCTTCTCAGACAGATTCAGCAGGTATATATGAACGTTATATATCTACAACTGCAGGCGTGGATTCTTCCGAGAACTCTCAGCTCCTATATAGTCATCTGATGGGTGTAAAGGTAACTTTATCTATTGAAGCTCGTAATACATCAGAGAGTAGCGGTCTCACGACTATACCTGTAGCTGATGATAGACTACCTCCATCTCCGTCTATCATGGGAGCGCGTTTAGCTGTATATCAAACAGGGAATGATACACCTATCTACACTCTCGACGTACCTATCACTACTGAGGATGCTCTGCAGTTAACGTCTGACTATAAGAGATTCTATGCTACAGGTACATTACCTGACGCCCAGATAGATAAGATACGTGTATACTATGGTATAAATTGTAAAACTACTACAGCAGGTATCCTAGCTGTTCGTAGACCTAAATTAGAGTTAGGATCACAAGGTACAGAGTGGGTACAGGATAACTGGGGTCTAATCGATGCTGGTGCTAAGAAGGTTAACAAGTCTGGAGATACCATGACAGGTAACTTGAATATCCAAAGTACCTATTATCCATCCTTAAAGTTACTACCTACGAACAAGACCTACGGACAGAAGAATTCTGTCTTCGAAGGTTCTTACGTAGGTGAAACATCCATGAGTGTGTGGGATACTACGGATGGTCAGAATAGACGCATGCTAGTCCTACGTGGTGCTAACTACCTGAATACTGCCGGTACCTACACTATGGATGACGCTCTCCAACTCCGTGTAGCTGTTAATAATAATTGGACCGGTTACCGTGTATTCCACGAAGGTATAACTACGCCTATCCCTATAGCTAATGGAGGTACAGGTAGTACGACATTAGAGGGAGCTCAATCCACGCTTCTCGACTGTGTATATACAGCAGAAGGGGTCGATATATCTTCACTAACTCCTGGAATTTACTGTCTCCCTAATAATACGACTACAGATATGCATGCTCCTGTGAACACCTGGAGTCCTCTAGCATTCGTACTCGGTCATCAAGGTAGTACTACAGGTAGTGATGGTTACCCTACAGGGTCGTATTTTCAGGGATTTATCAACTGGGACGGAGAATTGTGGTTACGTCGTCGTAAATGGGATGGTTGGGGAGATTGGATGAAAACATACAGTACAAAAAATATCATCTACTCCTCTACAGAACCTTCGAACCCAGAAACTGGTACAATATGGCTCAAACCCGTCTGATGAGAGGTGAGTATTGATGGCTACAGGGTCGGCTACCTGTGCACGTGTAGGGTATACCTCTTCTGCGACAGGATCCTCCGGTGCTCAGATATCTGCTACTACGAATGATGCCTATGTATCTGTATCAGGCAGTAAGAGAGCAGGTATCGTAGAGTATACGAAAAGTGTCAACAGTATATTAGGTACAAGTGCTACCAAGTTCAGTGAATTGAAGTTCACGAGTGTGATCATACAGATCAAAACTCGAGACTCCATGAATGTATCTGCCGACTGGCAGTGTGCTGTATCTAACTCTCTACTAGCTAGAGGTAATACCATCTCAGGGATGCCAGGTTACAGTGCAGGGTATACTATAAACGCAGATACTGATGTTCAGACGAATCTTGATATAACTAATATATTCAATTCGATCCCTGACGATTCCCCTCTCACACCTGCAACGTCTACATGGTATTTTTACATAACACACAATTCAGTTAATGGAACACGTCGATTCTGGAGACGTAATAACTGGTCGTGGACGATCACATTTACCACAATCGATATTCCTACAGGGTATGAGCGTTGTGCTGCGTATTATTATGACGGTTCTTCATGGGTGGCTGTAGAACCTAAAGTATATACAGGCAGTTCTTTTGAGGATAGGATGCTCCTACGCAAGACATGAGGAGGTGTCTCTGATCTATGGCTATCAATAGTACTGAGCGGAGAGTACTAATCAATAAAGGTATCTATGATAGCACTCTCCAGTACTACCCTATGGATGCTGTATATTACGAAGAGAGTTATTATATCTGCATCAAAGCTTGTGTAGGTATAGATCCTACAGATACTAACTACTGGGGATACTCTCATAGTCTGGGTGCTATAGGTATCTCTATAGGTATTAGACTCACTGATGGTATTCTTTATATCACAGATACTGTCACTACAAAGGATCTAGGGAAGGTGAATATCCTGTATAGAGGAGAGTACTCATCTACGGCTACCTATGCACTATTAGATGTAGTGACCTACGACGGATCTAGTTATATATGTATCAAAGATACAACAGGGAATCTACCTACAGATACTACATACTTCGGACTCCTGTGTGAAGGTATAGAAGGTAGGGGTATATCCTCTGTAACCTTATCTGAGAATCAACATCTTGTAGTAGCCTACACTGACGGTACATCTACGGATCTAGGTGAAATCGTTATCCATACACCGTTGGATCAAATAGACGCAGTATCTATAAATTCAGACGGACATCTGATATTATCTAAGGATGACGGTACTACATTAGATGCAGGGTATGCTGTAGGACCTAAAGGAGATACAGGTGTAGGATTAGAGTCAGCTCATGTCAATGAAGATGGTGAATTAATTCTAACCTATACTACAGGTGTGTCAAAGAATATAGGTACAGTAGGATTCGGTGCGTCCATCGTAGATTCAACTGTGAGTGCAGATGGTCGTCTACAGTTCACTATGTCCACTGGATCTACTATTGACGCAGGGTACGTACTAGGACCTACAGGATCTCCTGGACCTAAAGGCGATAAAGGAGATCAAGGTATCCAAGGAGTCAAAGGAGATACAGGAGACCGTGGACCACAAGGTGAGCAGGGTATCCAAGGTGAGCGTGGACCACAGGGCGAGCAAGGTATACAAGGAGATAAGGGAGATCCAGGGACTAGTGTAACCTCTGTGACAAAGATTTCTGGTACTGGTCAAGCAGGATCTACGGACGTATATCAGATCAATCTAGACAATGGTACGTCTAGTACCTTCACTGTGTACAATGGACGAGACGGTGAAGGCTCTGGTGATATGAACAAGGAAGTCTACGATACGGACAATAACGGTATTGTAGACAATTCAGAAAAGTTAGCAGGTCATCCCCCAGAATATTTCGCTACATCTGATCATACACATAGTGCAGCTACTACTAGTGCTAATGGTTTTATGTCATCAACAGACAAGTCTAAGCTAGACGGAATAGCTGATGAAGCTAATAAGTATGTACATCCGACTTACGAGGTATCTGTAGGTACTCTAGGTTTAAAGAAGATAACTATCAATACGTTGGGTCATGTGACCTCTGTATCTGATGTAGCTAAATCCGATATCACAGGTCTAGGTATACCTGGATCTGATACAACCTACGACGTAGTCACTACCTCTACAGACGGGTTGATGTCTTCTACAGATAAGTCTAAGCTAGATGGTATAGCTGATGGAGCTAATAAATATGTACACCCACTGTATAAAAATTCTCCTGAGAGTGGATTCTATAAGGTAGTCTTAGCGAATGGACATGTATCGGAATTCCAGAGTGTATCTAAGAAGGATATAACAGATCTAGGTATACCTGGATCTGATACTACATATGAGGTAGCATCTAGTACCTCTAACGGATTACTGTCATCCACAGATAAATCTAAGTTAGACGGTATAGCCGAGGAAGCTAATAAGTATGTACATCCAAGTCATACAGCTAAGACCTCTGGATTGTACAAGATCACTGTAGACGATCTAGGTCACGTATCTGGAGCTATTAGCGTAGTCAAGAAAGATATAACCGATTTAGGTATACCTGAATCTGATACTACCTATGATCCCGTCACTACATCGTCTGACGGTCTGATGATAGCTGCAGATAAATCTAAGCTAGACGGAGTAGCTGCTAATGCGAATAACTATACACATCCTACCTACACTACACAGGGTACGTTAGGATTGTATAAGATCGCTACTACGAATGGACATGTATCCTCTATGGTAGCTGCTACCAAGACAGATATCACAGGGTTAGGTATTCCTGATGATTCTATATTCTCTACGACATCTCCTGGACTAGTACCAGTATCTCCAGATACTACGGGAGAGAAGGTTCTAGCATCCGATGGTACGTGGAAAACTATGTCAGCGGAGGTAGAAGATACAGTATATCCTAGACCGAACTTGATCTACTCTACGAACTTCTATCTTGGATCTGAGTCATCAGGTACCGAATCGTATAGTGTTAGATATCTCACCGGATGCGACTTAAATTACTCTACAACAGATTCACAGAGAGTCCTCCAGTATATGAGAGGTAAAACTGTGACTATGTCAATAGACTACTTCAATAGTACAGAAGATACTGTCCTAGGTAGTCGTGTAGAGACTGCCTATCTACCACCTGCACCTTCTATAGGAGGTATCACCCTGGTAGCCACTACAGCTTCAGGTGAGACTGCATTCTATCTAGGTATCAATCCTACAGAGACTCCACCGAGTACAACGAGAAATCGTGTGTATAAAACGTTCACATTACCTGACGCTGAGATGACTAGTATCAAGATATACTATGGGGTCTCCTGTCTAACACCTACAGGTCAGTTCCGTGTAGCGTCACCTAAGTTAGAGCTAGGTTCTATGATGACACCTTGGACACAGGATACAAAAGCTATCCTCGATGCATTTGCATCTAAATTAAATACAACTGGAGGTACTCTGACTGGTACTCTCAATATCAAAGGACAATACTATCCTTCAATGAATTTGGTACCTACAGCTACTACGTATGGATCAAAATCTATCGTATTCGAAGGCTCCTACGTAGGTGAAGCTTCTTTTGCTGTATGGGATACAGCGGAGGGTGGTAATCGAAGAATGCTGACTGTGAGATCCAGAGGGTATCAAGGTAATACAGACTATGGTATGGATAATGCTGTGCTACTGAGATACGCTATCTCAGGATCCTTCGGATCCTCAAGAATATTCCATGAGAAGATGGAGACACCTATTCCTCTGACTAATGGAGGTACAGGTGCATCTGACGCTGCTACTGCTAGAACTAACTTAGGAATCACGTTAGCTAATCTAGGAGGAGAGCCTGCATTCTCTACCTTAGGACTCTCTAAAGGTGGTACAGGAGCTACATCTGCACTAGGAGCTAGGCAGAATCTACGAGTATTTACAGCTACAGGATCTCTTCCTACGAGTGGTACAGAGGGAGATATATGTATCCTATATTGAGGAGGTGAAGATAGATGGCACAGACAGTAACCTTTGATGCGAGTCTGTTGAGTTGGGCTAACAATAGTTCAACCTCCTGGAGTACAGATGCCTCACAAGGAGCCTATCATGATACGTCTCGAACACGTACTGGTATCATCATTTTCTCTACTATAGGTACATCTCTGCTAGGCAAGATCATCACAGATATAGCATTCAGTATTACAGCTACAGGAGCAGGTTCTGGATCTTCCAGTAAAGTCTTAACCTTCAAGGAGAGTAACTATCAGGATTCATCTCCTAGTGGTCGTGGTGATCGATACCCATCTACTCTCTTGGGGACACTCACCGGAAAATTCTATGACAATACTTCATCACATACATTAAATGCATCTACGAATACAGCATTCTTCAATAATCTATCCTCTTATCTATCTGCAGGAAATCACGTACTAATCATACACAACGGAGAAAAATCTTCATCTTCTACTTCTTACTCTTCTAACTACGCTAAGGTATCTGCTATGTCTATGACTGTGACCTATGAAGAACCTGGAGGTGTCGTCTATAACAGAGAAGGTACTACGTGGAAGAAAGGTACACCGTATGTATATCATAACGGATCATGGGTAAAAGGTGAAGCTTATATCTATCACAACGGTGTGTGGACTAAATCAAAAACAGTCTAGTATAGCTGCATACTACGGATTATTTATGTACTCAGATCATGTATGTCACTTACATGATGAAGAATTTCGAGGGAGGTATAGCTAAAATGGCAGATTACAGACAGAGAGTTGCATCTATAATAGATGCTGCGAAGGCTGACTACGCTACTCGTAAGAAGGTAGACATCCGTTACTTCGTAGAATACTGCAAGGTATGTCTAGAAGCTAAGGATGGCTACATCATGGGATCCTATGGACAGGATCCTAAGACGTTAGGTAGTTACTACTACAACCAGTACAAGAATAACGCATCCGCGTACAAGAAGGCTCTCTACTGGAAGGAACATTGTGAACGAGTACATGATTGCCAGGGTATGGTAGAAGGATTCCTCACACGTGTCCTAGGTAAGACCATCAACGTATATGCACGTACGAATTACGCACAATGGTGTGCACCTAAGCAGGAGGTATCGAAAGCAGCTTCCATACCGAGGGAGTACAGAATTCCTGGATCTGCTGTATTCACTTATAGCTCCTCGTCTGGACGTATCGTCCATGTAGGCTACCTGATTCAACCTGTGAATGCTAGTAAGCCTGAAGGTGATTGGTACGTAATCGAAGCTCGTGGAGTACACTATGGTGTAGTACGTACCAAACTACACTCACGTACATGGAACCGTGTAGGTCTCATGACGAAGTACTTTGATTATAGCGAAGTATCTAATAGCATCACCATCCCAGATGTACCGACTAACCCTGACACTGATAGAGACGGCGAGCTTGGAAATCGTACCCTAAAATACGGTTGCAAGGGATCTGACGTACAGGAGCTCCAATCCCTACTGATCGAATTAGGATTCGATGTAGGTAAGTATGGAGCCGACGGAGATTTCGGATCATCTACGAGATCCGCTGTCAAGGCATTCCAGAAATCTCACGGATTGAAGGAGGATGGTATCGTAGGTAAGGATACACTAGCAGCCATCCGTAAGAGTATCCAAGATACAGAGAGCAGCGGAGGTACTAATCCTAAGCCTACTAAGAAGATGGTACAGATGACCTCTGATGTCTCTACTAATATCCGTGAAATCCCTGCGACTCCTAGAGTCTTAGGTACTATGCATCTCAATCAATCCTATCCATTCACAGGTGAAGTCTACAAGATACCTTCTGTATCTGAGTACGACTTCTACGGTATCGAATATCTCAATGGACAGAAGGCTTGTGTATCTAGCAAGTATACGTCTATTGTAGATAAATAATAGGAGGTATGAATATGTTAGGTAAAATCGATCTCACTCCGTTGATCCAGGCGGTCATCATCGTACTATCCTTGATCATCACGTATAAGGTAGTACCGTATCTGAAGTCCAAGCTCTCTGAATCCAACTACAAGTATCTCAAGTCTGTAGTAGAGACACTAGTCTTTGCAGCCGAGCAGCTCTATGGTGCAGGTGAAGGAGACAAGAAGCTAGACTACGTACTATCTAAGCTGGACGAGAGAGGATTCACAGCCGATCGTGATGTGATTGAAGAATACGTTTATAAACTGACGCATGGTGGTATCACAGTGAATTCAGTAGATGTGGTAGTCCCAGATGAGGACGAGGAAGATCTTCCACAAATTGATCCACCCTCTACAGACGAACCTACTATATAATATTATAATGTAGAAATTCGGTGAAGGTACGATGAAATATTCGTACCTTCATCCATAGTTGGGCTAGTAGTGTACGTAGCAACGTCTCTATGAATGAAGCTAACCGCGGAGCGGAACTCGCTGGAACGTTGACGAACCTTCTGAGACAGGCTGCACGGCTCCTAATTCAGTGTAGAACCTCGAACCCTTGGCGTGGGGCGGGTCGCTACTAGAACCTCGCAGAAAGGCGTATAGGAGGGTAATTCAACTCTATGGCTACAGATCGACCTACGAGGATGACCTCACCATGTAAAGATTGTCTAGATAGATCTATAGAACCAGTCAATTGTCATTGTGTCTGTGAGAAATACAAGATGTATGATGAATGGAATCAATTCTATAGATCCCTAGTAGCTGAAAAGAGAAAGGAGGATCAGATCGGTGCCGAATCATGTATCAGAGCAAATAGGAGAAGAGGAAAGAAGAGAGCGGAGTATTAGTCCTGTAGAGTATATCAGATACTCTGATCTATATCGTGCATACCTGAAAGATGATAGTCTCGTAGAGATCATGTCATTTCCAGATTACAAGAGACTAGTAGAATCTAAAGGTATCCATGTGATACAAGGTTGACTATCATATGCCTGATATCTATTTAAGGTATCAGGCATTTCTTATACCTCTCCCTCTAGCTGGATGATCGCATCTTCGATGCCGCATGTCACTTAACTAAATTGACAGGCTCACTTAGATTAAGTGCATCGATACTTGATCATATAGGTATATTATATACTAAATCTATAATATAGAGTCTCATGAGACT